GCAGCCAAGCTGGGTGAGTCACTGCCCAAAGGGGATGGAGATACTGATAACATATTTGACCCAACCTCCAAGGTTGAACGATCAAGGGGAGCCTAGGCATGACTGATACCAAACGCGAAGTGACCACTGAGGAACTAACCGACCTCCAACATGAAGCCTTCATCCTTGGCCAAGCCACTGGAATGTTGCTCAAGTATGGCTACAAGGAGCTGGCCACCCAGGTTTACACCACAGCCTATGCCATCATCAATGACCCCAAGCTCAGGGTTGAGGAGGGAACTGATGTCGGTCAATAAGCGAACCAGTGGCCACCTGCGGAAGAGATGGCGGGTAACCTTCAAACTCCCCATCCTCATCCACCAGCACAGCCAGCGCCCCATGGACCTTGAGGTTAATGAATACACCTATGAGGCCCTGGGCTCCAGCTTTGGCGCAGCCATCAACCGGGCATCCCTGAAGCTGAGGAAGGAGCCAGAGCTAAAGGGAGCCATCATCCGGGATTGCTTCATCACCGTCAAGTGTCTGGGCTACTATAGCAAGGCTCAAGAGGCCCTGGACAAGGCTACCCAAGCTGCGCTTGAGGGAGCCTCTACCGAGCCTCCTCTGAAACCTGAGGAAGAGGAAATTGGCTCCATCACTTGCCCTTACTGTAAAGCTGATATTACCGAGTATCCAAGAAAGTCACTGGCCTTTACCAAGCATATGGTTGGCGAGTGTTGTATTGGCCTGGGGGAGCCAGCCCAACCAGTTGAGGGGGAGCCAGAGATGGATATACCTACTGAGGGCTAGTTAGTTCCCCATATGCTCACCGATGAGCCAACACTTAGGTTGTTAGCTCCAACCACCAACACCTGGACGCTGGTGATTTGGGCAGTGGTATTGACCCACTCCCCACTGGCGCTCACGGCTAGCGCCGGGGCGGTGCCTGCTGCACCGCTGGTAGTCTGAGACTGGATGAGGGTCTGCTTGCTGACTCCAAGGATATTGTTGATCCTCAAGCTAACGTGGGCTCCAAGGGTTCCAGCCGCAGCTGTCAACCTCATGGCAGTTGCACTGACAAAGGGAGCATCGGTCAAGGTAGCCACTCCAGCAGCAGCCGTCAGAAACCGGCTAACATAGTTGGCCCCAGTATCACCATTAAACCTGATCCCCAGCTGGTCACTCCCACTGAAGCCAGTGAGGGTAATTTCAATCCAAAGGGTGTTCATCGGGATAATGGCAATGGTCCCAAGGTTGGCTGCTGCCACAGTGATGGGTCCAGCCCCACCCAGAAAGATGGGGGGAAAGTTGCCAGAAGGGCTTAGTCCAGGTGGAATGGGGGTTGGATTGGGGGTACCGGGAAATGAGCCCATGGCCTGACGGCCTCCTTGCGGCTAAGGCCGCAACTGCTCACCCGGTTATCCGGGTGCTGACCCAGATTGGGTCAGGGATAAGCCTATAGATATTCGATCAATGGATAATGGAGGAGGACTGTTATGCACACCACTAAGGTTGAGCCAAAGGTAATTTACCACTTCCGCCCAGACAAGGCCCTGATCATTGCTGTCCTGCTGGAGTTTCACCTGTGGGATGCCATGACCCCAGAGGAGCGTAGGAGGGCTTGTGACTTGGGGGAGTGTTTGGACACAGCCCCAGGTAGAGCTTTGATGGAGTTGATTGAGACTGCTTAAACAGGGAGGCAATTATGCAAGCCAGGTATGAGCGTAACGAATTGCTCAGGATGATCCGGGATGAGGAGGTTGGGGTGCTTGTGTGTGCCCCTGGCTCCACCCCCCAACTGAAGATGGACATTGTGCTGCGGGAGTGTGGCCTATGCCACCAGGTTGTCCACATGGATGCTAACAACGTGGAGCTGGCCAGCCATTTGGTCCCCATCTGCGGTCCCTGCTTCATGGCTGAACTGTGGTCCCCTGACTTTGACCACCGGGAGTCTGGTGCTCTGGTTGGAGGGGCCCGGATGACCTTCAAAGAGGGCCTGGCCACCGTTAAGGCTATGATCGACAGCGATGATAACTCTGAAACTAACTGACTCCTGGCTCTGCCCTGACTGTTCCATTATCACCAGCACCAACCCAACCAATAGCTGCCCCCTTTGTTTGAGCAAGGGGCTATTGTCATTGGCCCAGGTGCTCAACCGCCAATCAACTAATCAATTAGTTGACAACCATGAAGGAGACCCCGAATGAAAATCACAGTTGAAGACGTAAACGCCATTATGTTCACCAGCCGCTCTGCAACTGAGCTAACCCCCCAGTTGAAAGACCTCATCACCGAATTGAACGAGCTGATGGTCAACAGCAAATACTGGACCGAACTTGCCTCCACCATGAGCACCATGATGCTGGCTAAGAGCATTGAGTCCGGCAAAATGGACATCCTCACCCTGGTCGGCAATACCAGCCAGATGGGCATCATGGCTGGAGCCAGTATTGGCTTCCAGCTGGGACTGAGGGAGGCAGGGCTAGCACTGGGAATTGGCACCCCAACCCCAATGGAAGATGATCCCACCAGGAAGTGTTAAGAATTGTTAATTCCTCCATTGGAACCCGTCAGAGCTATTGACAACGCGAGCCAGAGCCCTATAATTAGCTTACCCCCTTTTGATGGGGGGCTCGCCAGAGCCACCCAATATATATATAGTATTTTGAGGTTATTGATGTCTATTGAGCCAGAAATATTCTTCTATAAGGACTCCCAAGGGGAGCTCAAGCGCACCAAATCAGGCCACTACAGATTTGACTTATTGTTCAGAAAGCTCACCGAGGATGGGGAACTTAGGCCCTTCTTCAGGGCTAATGGCCTACGTTATGACCACCAACAGAGGCGTCTTCTGCCCATAACCACCTCCACCCCTGGAGGAGGAGTGTATGTAGTTGCTGAAGTCCCTCCAGAGGAGTATGTAGACATGGTGAACACTTTGAGTGAGTACGTGGAGAAAGCGCTGGCCAAGAAGACTAGTTGATCTTGGCACTGGGGGCCTTTTGCACTCCAGTTTCCTTATCCCACCCCTGAAACCTGAATAAACAACTATCATCTGCCCGCAAGATCATTGGAGGAATGGGTCTGCCCCGGCGCATGGTGTACCTGACCTTCAGCTGGGGTGGGGCATCATGCTGGCAATGGAGCATCAGGAAGGTGTCAGCCTTGCCATGGAGGACTGAGCTGCCCCGGAGCATTTCCGGGCCCTGTCTCATAAAGCTGGCGTCATTGGGCTTGGAGGTGTGGTGGACGATGATGGTGGCAAAGTTAAAGCGGTGCCGGAGCCAGTCCAGGTTCCTCAGCAGGTTAGCCATATCCCGGCTACTGTTCTCATCCCCTCCATGGAACTCAACCAATGGATCAAGCACCACCACCTCAGGTTTGACATAAGCTATCAACTCAGCTGCATGGGTGCGCCCGGCGATTGTGTCAAGTTTGACACGATCATCATCAGAGTGGCTCCACAGGTTCTCCTTCATCCTCTCCTGATGGTCACTATGGACCTCCCCCAATAGCTGATTGAGCCGGAGCTGGAGGTCAACCTCCCCAATCTCCTGCTCCAGCACCAGCACCCTGACAGCCCTGGGTATGGGGAAGTAAACATGGTGGCTCTCAAAGTGGCTGAATAATGGCGTTCCAGTGGTCAGGTGGTAGGCAATGGTATTGACCAGGAATGACTTGAATGACTTGGGAGGCCCACCCACCACCATGACCGCTTTCTGGTTCAATAGGCCATCTCCAATGATGAAGGGGGCTTGGGTGAAGACTTTGGTGGACAATTCCTTCAGCTGTAAGGGCTTGCCGGGGTCACTCATTCTTGGGTTGCTCCAGGGCTTGACGAGGCCCCTACTTTACACCCCCTCCCGGCTGCTGGGCTACAACTTTTTATAGCGTTGCAGGATTGACACACCCCACATCTTGGGGATTGACGGATATGCTAAACAGGTCTTTAATTGGGGCTCTAGATGAGCCCATGGAGGCTACCCAATGTTTGGCAAGTTTGAAGTACGCAATGAGAAAGCTGAGAAAGTTCTCAAGGATATTGGAGAATCTCTCAGAAGTGCCATGCCCGATGGCTATGGCTTCTCCCTCCTGATTTTCTCCTTCGGCCCTGGTGGGGATATGTTCTATACCTCCAACTCCGACCGTGAAGATATGATCCGGGCCATGGAAGAGTTCATCCAGAAGTTTAGGGGGAACTAGCCAATGAGAATGGACTACAGATACACACTTGATGAAGCTGGAAATCCCCAGCCTGAGCCTAACCTGATGAAGTGGGCCCAATGGATGGAAACCATCGAGAACAAGATTGTTCAGCAAGACAGGTTCGACCAAGGGGACCAATCCATTCTGGTCTCCACTGTATTCCTTGGCCTAGACCACAGCTTCAAGGAGATTACCGGCAAAGATGTACTGCCAGTTCTGTGGGAAACCATGATATTTGGTGGACCCCATGACCAATACCAGGATCGCTATACCTCCAAGGAAGATGCCATTGCTGGCCATCAGGTGGCCCTAAAGCTGGCTAAGGGTGATCAATGATTATCACCCAACGCTCCCGCCTGGAAGCATTCCAAGCCTGCCCCCGCCGGGGCTACTATGCCTACCTCCACAACAAGCTAGGTATCAGCCGGAAGGGCTTTGACCCAGACCTCTTGATGGGCACTGCTATTCACACTGGCATAGAGAGCCTGCTCTCCTATCACGCTTTGACGGGAGAAGTAAAGGAAGATGAGGCTGCTTGTGAAGCAATTCGCAAGTTCAGTCTGGCCATCAATGAAGTTGGCTTGGCCCCTATGGTCATGGAGACAGCGGATGGGTTTGAGCTGGTGCCAGCCAGTAGTGCCCAACAGGTATTCATGGTCAACCTGGTCGAGGCTTTGGTTCGTGGGTTTGCCCGCGTGCGATTGCCTAAATTGCTGGAGCAGTACGAAATCATGGAAGTAGAGCGGGAGGAGACCTACCAGCTCACCTCCGACCTGACCTTCCTCAGCCGCTCCGACTTCATATCCAAGCGCCGGAGTGATGACGAACTATTCATCCACAACCTCAAGAGCGTCAAGTGGCCCGATGGGGCTTGGAGGAAGAAGTTCCACTATGACCAGCAAACCCTCTCCGAACTACTAGGGCCGGAGGAGAGGTATGGCCGGAAGTTTGGAGGAGTCATCATTGAAGGACTCGTTAAAGGGACCAAGAATGTTGAATATCCTCGGGGCTCCGGGATCAGGTATAACAACAGCCCATTGGTTTGGGCTTGGGTTGGACCAGATAACCATCCGTTTCCAGCTGATGTCAGGATCAAATATGAGTACACGGATAGTGAAGGGCGTAATCGTCGGCTTGGCCCAACCTACCAGAGGGTCCCAGCCTATACAGTTATGCCTATTCGAGAATGGCTCGACAAGCTGATGGCTGAGGCTCCAGAGGTGCTGGAGGCCCAGTTTGTCACCCTTCCCCCAGTCTTGAGGAACGAGGCTGAGATCGAGGAGTGGAAAGTCTCCACCATTGAGATGGAAGTGGGCAATAGAGCCTCTATTGACTTGCTCAATGAGGGAGTGCTCAATCTCCCTGTGCTATTTCCCAAACACACAGCTGGTGGCAACTGCTTGGGGTTTGGCCAATCCACCTGCCCCTTCTTCAGTATTTGCTGGGAAGGAGCCAGCCCCGATGACCCAGAGTTATATATGCCCAGAGTGCTCAACCACCCCCAGGAGGGAGAGATCAAATGAGGAAATGGCGCGTGATGATGACCCTAGAGGATGAACTCCCCAGCCTGACTCCAGAGCAGGTTCAGGAATTTGTCAAAGAAACCATTGAAGAGATGGGTGATGTAAAGGTGGTCAGGATTGAAGCTGTGGAGGTGACCAAATGATGGAAAGCTACGCTATACCTCTAAACCAATGCCCCTTCTGTGGCTATACCCAAGAGGCCACTACTTGTGCTTCAACCCCTGACGCCAAGCCCCACCCAGGTGATCTGAGCGTATGTCTGAATTGTGGTGAAATAACCGTTTTCAGCACTGACTTGACCCAACGTTTGCCCTCTCCCAGTGAGTATAAGAAAGCCTGGGAGATGCCAGAAATAACCAGAATCGTTGCTGGAATTAAGCTAAGGGGGTTGCTGCATGGAACTAAGCCTAAAAGAGGATAACAACACTAGGGTGGCCCATGAGCGCTGGTATGCCAAACAACCCACCACCCACTGCCACCGGTGTGACCGGGAGTTCCCCAATACCAATGGGGGCCGAACAGAGTATTGCAGCCGTGAGTGTGAGCTAGGGTGGTTCCCAGCTGGCGAGCCAACCAGAAAGGTAGAGCACCAGCGCCCCCGCCACTACAAGAAAGGTAAGCACCTCCCAGTCTCCAGCTACCAGTCGAAGTGGAGCTAAAGGGTGGGAGTGCTGAGGGTGTGCTGGGAAAATACCTGTATCAACACCAAAGGGATTGAACCATGCCGCAGGTGCAGGAGGGGCTTTTGCCCTGATCATATGGATGAGATTGGCCTATGTTGCTGGTGTGTACCAGTGGACCAGGGAGAGTATGACCGTTGGAAGCCAAAGGAGGAACAATGATTGTTAGTACCATGGGGTCAAAGGCTGACCTTTTTTATGGCGCTACCAAAACCACCAAAACCAGCCAGATCGGGCGATCTGCTATGTACTTCCACAAGAAGTCTGGGGGCAAACCCCTCCTCCTCTACTCAGCCGATAACGGGGGCTGGGACCCCATCGACTCCCTGGTGGAGGCTGGCATTGTAGTAGCCAAATCCATCCGCCACCTCCCTTATGCCCCTGAAGCCCTGGACAAGCTCAGCCAGGGGTGGACCTTCAACGAGACCACCAGGAAGTGGCAACCCCCAGACCCCAAGTTCTGGGCCCAATACTCAGCTGTAGCCTTCGAGGGCCTGGCCAGTGCTGGGGAGTGGATGATGGATTATTTCTCCAGCAGTGGGCAAAAGCTGGGAATGAGCCAGTCCTTCAACAACATTAAGATTGGGGATACCAACTACTCAGGACTAGGCCAGGACCACTATGGCTATGTCCAGGGCCACCTCCTCCGATGTGTAGTCAACAGCTCCAGCCTCCCTGTCAGCCGGGTCATATGGACCAGCCTGGAAACCAAAACCAAAGACTCCATTAGTGGAGAAGCCATGATTGGCCCCTCCCTGGTGGGCAACAAGAAGGTAGACCGAGCTGGCCAATACTTCGGCAACATGATCCACCTGGACCTGCTGGAGACCAGCACAAAGGCCAAAGTAGGTGACAAAGAGGTGGACATGATCACCACCAAACCCGTCATGTTCCTCCGTCACCACCAGGACCCAGCCACCAAAATGACCATCCCCGCTGGGACCCGAGCCCCCTTCGAGTTTGCCCATGAGGTGCCAGCCTACCTTGATCCGCCAGACGCTGGCCGTCTGTATCAGCTCCTGGACGACCTCAAGGCCAAAGCCACTGCCAAACTCAAAGGGGCCACAAATGCCTAAATTGACTGGAAAAAAGGTACCCAAATTCCTGCGTGACAGGGGGATACGTTGGATTATGCCAGAGGGCGTCAGGCTCAACTTCAACCATGAACAGGAATTGCGGGAGGAGGCTTATAGGGCTGGATATGCCCAAGGGCTGACCGATGGAAAACACGCCACAAAATGTGTACACGCTGGAGCCTCTGTATATATCCCACAGTACCGTAAGGATATGTGGGATAGGCATTGCAGACGCTTAGGATTCACACCTATGGAGCTGGAATCCTTAGAACCATCATCAACCACTTCAACCACTACTACAAAAACTACAATGGAGACTAAATAACACATGCCCGACCTATCCGAATTGAACCTGCAATCCGACGAAATCCTGGGGGAGATCAACTGGGACGCCCCTGAACGAGGGACCTTCAGCCCCAAGCTCGAACCCGGCTCCACCCACCTGTTCACCTTCGAGCTGGAGGACGAACCCTGGCTGGAGCGGGAGTATGACCACAAACCCATCAAAGGTATCCACTTCAAAGCCACTACCACCTACACAGATGCCAGTGGGGAGGAGAAGGAGACCACCCTCCGCTTTCAGCAAGCCGAGTTCTTCAAGACCCAGAAGATGGTGGAGAAACGGGTCAACTCTGATGCCGAGGAGTTGATGCGCTCACTCAATCTGAAGCTGGACCGGATGACCTGGGACAACATCAAGCAGGCATTCAAAGAGGCGGATGGGAGGGCCAAATTCACCGCCACGGTTGGCCTTCGGGCCTACAGCAAGGACGACAAAATCAGCTACCGCACCCACCCTCGGGGAAAGAATGACCTCCCTTGGCCCAAGGGAGCGGATGGCAAGTATGCCCAGACTGTTACCTTCCCCTCAGGAGAGGTAGCCACAGGGCGGGAGGAGCTGGCCATCTACCGTCTCCCAAGACATAGCTAATGGTTGAGGGTCCCTATTGCTCGGGCTGTTCCCAACAAGAGGTAGGAGAAAAGCGCCTCCTTCCCGATGGCAGGGGCAGCTCGGGCATCCTCATTGTCGGGGATAGCCCATGGAATGACGAGATCAGGCAGGGGAAGCCCTTTGCAGGAGCTGCTGGGTCATACCTGGACCGGCTCATCAGGATGATTGGCCGGAGCCGGAGCGACTTCCTGATCACCAATACCATGTGTTGCCGTCCCCCTCGCCTGGGCTGGACCGACAGTGATGAGTCAGCCCCAGCCATTACCCAATGTGGGCCCTATCTGGACGACACTATTCGGGCCATGAAGCCCAAGGTCATCATTCCATTGGGGAACGTAGCGTTGAGGAGGTGCTGTGGAGTCAGTGGTATCCAGGCCCGCCAAGCCTATGTTCATGACACCCACTGGGGGATTCCAGCTGTCCCCACCTTCCACCCCAGCTTTATCATGCAGTCCAACCACAAATATTTTGGAGCCGCCGCTTATGCCTTTAAACGTGCTGAGGAGATTGCCAAAGGTGGATTCACCCGCCAGTCCATCAGCTACCTCATTGATGCCCCGCCAGAACATCTTGAAAAGTATGTTACTTCCGGGTCTGGTCCTATGGGCATCGACATCGAAACCCCCATCAGCTCAAAGGTGGATGAGGAAGAAGCCGAAGAAGACCCCTCCTACACCATCGTCAGAGTGAGCATCAGTGTGGCTCCCATGACGGCTGCAACCTTCCCCTGGTCAGAGCCCTACATCAGCTGGCTCAGGGCCATGCTTCCAACCCGCCGTCAACTGATCATGTGGAACGCCAGCTTTGACGAACCCCGCCTGATAGCCAATGGCTGTAACATCAACGGAGAGGTGATAGATGCGATGTGGATGTGGCATTTTCTACAGTCGGACCTTCCCAAATCGTTGGGGTTTGTGTCTCCTTTTTTCACTGATCTTGCTGCTTGGAAGCACTTGTCTGAGTCTGATCTTCCACTCTATAGTGCCATTGATAGTGACGCCACTTATCGTAATTATCTTGGCATCAGGTCAGCTTTGGATAAACAGGGTAGATGGCAGGCATTCCAAACCCATTGCCAAGCCACTGGCTCAATCCTCAAACGAATGGGCCCAAGGGGAATCCTCATCGACCCCTCCAAACAAGCCGAGCTAAAGGCCAGGCTGGAGGTTGAACACCAGTTAGCTCTAGCCAGGCTCCAGCTTGAGGTCCCTGAGTCCGTCCGCAAGCTGAAAACGTGGAAGAAGGGGCCCAAGACTATCACCCCCCAACACATCACCGAGACCCTAACCTGCGAGAAATGTGGAGGAATTGGTGCCAAAGTCCCCCCGAAAGCCGAGGAAGCCCCCAAAGCCCAAAACCTGTTCAACCTGTAAGGGGACTGGGCTAGTTACCAAATACAGCCTCCGGCAACCCTTCAACCCAGGTAGCCCAGGGGAGGAGGGGGACGTTGGCCGTCTAATCACCAGTCTCAAGTTGAAGATGCCCAAAAAGAGGGGTGAGGACCGGACAACCACCGAGGCCAAACATCTCAAGCGATTCGCCAAGCGCCACCCAGTCTTCAGGACCATCCTGGATTGCCGGGAGAAAAAGACAGCCATCTCCAGGTATATCTACCAGGTCAATGCTGAGGGTCATGTCACCACCCAGTATGGCTTCCACCCCTCAACCTGGCGCAAGTCCAGCCGCAACGACAACCTCCAGAATATCCCCATCCGCAACCATGAGCTGGCTGAGGCCATCCGTGGGACCATGGTTGCCAGTCCTGGGCATGTCCTGGTTGAGGCTGACTACGAGGGCATCGAGGCGGTCATTGTTGGGGTATTGGCTGGAGACCCCAGCTACATCCGCATCTGCAAAGCCAGCCTTCATGGCTACATGGCTGCACGCCGGATGGGTACACCCATCGACCCCAACCTCCCCTTTGCCGAGCTCCGTCGCCAGTGCAAGGCCATCAAGAAGAACTTCCCCAAGGAATACGATGATGCCAAGAGGGGGAACCATGGGGTCAACTACCTGCTCTCCCCCTATGGCCTGGTTGATGAGCACCCGGAGACTTTTCCAACCCAGAAGGCAGCCAAAGACTACATCGAGCTGTATTTCAGTGAGTTTGCGCCCATCCGGCGGTGGCACCAGAATGTCCTCCGCTTGGCCAGCCGCCAGACCTACCTGGATAACCACTTCGGTGTCCGCCATTACTTCTATAACGTCCTCAACTGGGACCCAACCACCAGGGACTACACCAAGCTGGGGGATGATGCCAAACGGGCTGTTGCCTTTATCCCCCAATCGGATGGCAGCTGTATTCAGAATGCTGACCTCATCCAACTGGCAGCTGATCCCATCATTGAGCCCCTGCTGAGGCTGGTCATCCACGATAGCAAGGTGCTCCATGTTCCCTTGGAGCTGGTGGATTATGTCTGCGGGCAGCTCCACCAGATAATGAGCAAGCCCAGGGTTGAGCTTGGAGGAGAGGCCATTGGGGTTGAAATAGCCATTGGCACCGACCTCCGCAAAAGCAATATGGACACCTGGCACCCTCCAACATCAGGATTGACACCAGCCCCAGAGGTGGATAGAGTGGGGGGCAACGGCCATGTAACAACCGGAAAGTGAGGAATGGGGTCAGCCCAAAGGTTGGCCCCTCATTTCTATTACCAACCATCAAGTATGAATGAAGGAGTGCTCATGAATAGACGAGACCTAATTAAGGGGGGAGCATTGGTTGCCATATCTCCATCCCTGCTGACTGGATGCAACCCAAAGCCCAACCAACCCCCCATCGTCGATCAGGTGGTCGAGGACTTGAAAGTGGCTGATCAGACCATCCAGGCCCTGGTGCCCATCCTCACTCCCATCGGTGGTAACTTGCCAATCCTTATGAGCAGGGTTGATACCAGTATCCAGCTGGTCATCAAGGTCTACACCGAATATGACACCGCTGCGGGCCAGACCCCAACCAATGCTGACCTCATCCGCTCCACCGCTGGGGCCATTCAAGCCAACCTGACAGCCATCCTTGATGCAGTTGGAGTCAAGAATCATGAGCTGATCGTCATCGTGGGCATTGCTGTGGCAGTGGTCAACACCGCTTTGGGCGTAGTGCTCAACCATCTCCCCCAACCAGTTACCATCCAGTCAGCCAAGGTTGGAGGTAAGCTGCCCACCCTTGACAGCGCCAGCCCAGCCGACCTCAAGAAGGCTTGGAATGATGCCGTCAAGGTGAAGTATCCGGGCTCCAAAATTTAACGGTTTCATCGGGAGGGTTTCACCGGACTGAGGGAGGACAAGGGAACACAGGGGGCTAGTCCGGCCCAGGGTACCTCGGTTTTAGCCAGCCGCCCCAAGAGCGTGGAATATTCCCGATGAAAGGTCTTGACCCCACTGGCGTGGTGGGGTTAGGCTGAGGGTGCTCAAGGGCACTCCCGACCGGGGAGGGGGTCGCCTCCTACTCAAAAACAATGACTCCCTCCCCCTTCTCCAACGGACTATGACATGCCAGGTGTTGTTAAGAAACCAGTGGTAAAAGGGGCAATAGCTGCTCGGTTTCCTATATCCCTTACGGGTGAGATGGCATTAGCAACACCTGTGCCCCTGCCCAATGAAGTGCCCAAAAGGAGCAATCAATGAGACAAGTATTATGGCTACTACTACTCCTCCCCATCGGGGGAATGGCCCAATCCACCCACTCCGTCGATCTAACTTGGACCGCCAGCTCTGATGCTGCGGGTAACCCAACCGGCACCTATACCATCTACCGGGCCCCAGCCGCTTGCTCCACCAACCCCCCATTGACCGCCTTCCTCAAGGTGGGCACTGCTCCAGCCACAGCCACCAAGTTCACCGATGCTCCTCCAATAGCCTTGGGCACCTATTGCTACATCGTGACCTTCACCGTCAATGGCACCGAGTCGCTGGCTTCCAATCTCACCCCAGCGGTGGTACTTCCAGCAGCCCCAACGGGGGTTGTGTCGGTGGTTCACTAAACTGTTTGGCTGGTTGAAATAGGCCCAGTCATCATCACTAGCACATCAGTCCATACTTGGATACAATGAGAGAAGGGGGAACCGACAATGAGGCATGTCAAAAACCATCAAAGCAATCCTTGTTGTCCTGTTGGCCTTTGGAACCATCGCTCTAGCTCCAGCAACCATGTTTGGAGATGGGGGCGATCCGGTGCCCAAATGCGGTCCCCCGCTCCACTGTCTACCGCCCCGTTAATGGGTAAGGGGGTCTGATGGACCTCCTACCCCCTTTCCTTCAGCTCCTAGTAGTTCTCCTTGATGTCTACCTGATTACCCAGTTTCCAGCTGGGATGGCTAAAAACTACCTCATCTTCACGCTCGTGCGCTCCTTGATCCGCGCCTACGCGCAATGGTTTATGACTATTGAAGGGTGGCGGATGGTTTATTGGTGGGGAGAGCTGGTGGGATACATCGTGGTCATCATCCTCATTGCTGGAGTGACCGAGCGCCTCCTCCATAAACACGTCAACACCGCCACCTTCTATGCTTCCATAGCAATCATAGTCACTGTCACAGCCCTCTGGCGGCTGCCTCACCCCCTTTCTTTGCACAGTTTGTGGAGGGTGGGTATCACGGCCCGCCTCTCAGCCCTCTTCCTATTGCTGATGGCCATGGTCCTGGGTGATAGGTGGACCCCCTTGGCCAAATGGATCGGCTTCGGCATCGCCATCAGCCTGATCACCCAATGGGTTGGAGGATGGTTTGAGGTCAGAGGGGAGTCCCAGCTCATGGTCACCATGGTGAGCCAGCTTGGCTTCCTCTGTCTCCAGCTCAGCTGGTTGGTGGGTATCCTCCGTCTAACCCCCATGCCAGTGATGCTGATGGGTGAGCTATAATCGGCCAGGAGCCAAAGGACTAAACATGGATGTCTATCTCCACTTCGTCAACTTTGACGAGCGCCTGACCCAGATTCTAAAGGACCTCAAACAAATAAAAGGAGACTTGAAAATGGCCCTGGTAACCCTCGACACACTCACTCAGGATGTTGCTGATGAGACAACCCTTGACGCCTCCATTATTGCCCTGTTGGACAATATCTCAGCCCAACTGAAGGCAGCTGGTAATGATCAGGCCAAACTGGATGCCCTGGATGCAGCCATCAATGCCAACAAAGCAGCCATCGCAGCTGCCATCCAAGCCAACACCCCTGCCCCTCCAGCTGTTTAAGCTCTTGGCGATCCCAGTGGCGGGGTGTTAAAGTGGGCCCATCAAACCTGGTGGGCCTTACCTTTTATAACCATCATCCTTGCCCACCCCAAGGAGCTCCATGACTATTTACTTCCCTCTACTTATCGCCATCATTGGTGTCATCATGTTCATTGTCTGTGCCAACCCCAAGCTGGTCAGGATTGGCGAGATCATGTTCTGGACTGGGTTGCTGGCCTTCCTGCTGGCAGGCAAATACTTCATCAGCGTGGTGAAGTAGCCCATGAACCCAGCCCTCCAAGCCATCGTCAATGACCTAGCTGCCGCCATCAAGACTGACTCCGACAAGGATGCTCAGATTGCCCAGCTCCAGGCCATCACCGCCAACCCTGTCCTTACCCTGATTGCCCTCCAGTCAAGCCCCTGGGAGCTGTTGTGGGGAGTGGGCAGGTCCAAGCCCATCAACAACCCTCCAGTTCATGGCACAGCCACCATGATCCCTGGGGAGCCAGCTATCATTGACTACCACCCAGCCGTCATTGATGGTGACTCCGACAACCTCTACTGCCTTCGGAGGCTGGCCCCCTATGTCAACCTGACCCGTCTCCAGCAAGCCACCCGCTTCAGCCTCAGCTATCAGCTCAGCATCAACGACCTCTCAGCTGTCCAGGCCATCGAATCCGACTTCCAGCGCCAGCTGGGGTTTAAGGTTTGGAATATGGGCTATCAGCTCCTCCCATCAGGTGGAGGGAGTTGGGTGGTGAGGGCCTTTAACTACACTGAAAAAAGGTGGGTGACAACTGGAGTCAGCTTCAATCCTGACCTGATCACTGGAGGTAGGACCGTGGGAATAACCTCCACCTACACCCTCTCCAGTACCAGTGAGACCCACGAGTCCATCAGGTTTGGGGACGGACCCACCCAACCAGTAGGCTTCAGCCAGCCCGTCTTCACCTCGAAGACCATGGCTACAGCCTTTAATGTGGCCTGTCAGCTGGACTCCCGCTCAACCGCCAAACCCTACACCGTCAAGCTGGGCCAGGTAGAGGTCACCCTCGCTTAGCCTTCCGCTTATGGCGTTTGCCCTTGCGCCGGGGGAGTTTCTTACCCTTGGATGAGCGGTTGAACTCATCCACGGTGGCTCCCCCGATCTTTTCCCGGTTGGCATTGAAATAGCTCCGTTGGGCATCACTGGAGTAGGGCATCAGGTCAGATCACCCTCAATCTGCCAGTCCTTGCCATCCGATACAATGTCAAACCCCTGCCCTGTGGTCAGGGCAATATTACTGGCTTCGTTGATCTTGCCCGCAGAAGGGGTAATGGTCACTGTCCCTGCTCCCTTGTTGTGGACAGCACAGCGCCAGCCATAGCCAAAAGCCGCTACCGCTTCGGGCACTGTCACAGCTACAGGAGATGAGTTGAGAAAGGTAACCAGCCTCTCTCGGTCATTGTGCTGAATGGTGTAGGCAGTCCCTGTCTGGGCATTGACGGAGAGGGCCAGAGGTGGAATACCCACCTGGCCGGGCGGGTCAGTGCTTAAATGCCCACTCACCGATATGGATGCCTTCTTAACAACTAGGGCCCCAGCCAGCTGTACCCCCACCTGGCCAACAACGGTTGGGGACACCTTTGTCAGGGTCATCGCTATAGCCCCTTGCTGCCCATCCTGAGCTGCACCAGCAATGGCTACAGCTGGGGTAGTCAGGGCCACATCTGCTGTCACAGGAACCCAAGCCACGCTTGAGATGGCTACGGCTGGAACTGTTAATGCAATATCTGCTGTTGACATAGGAGGTACCTCATCAAATGCAAGAATTTCCGCCACCCAATGGCAAGCACTGCCCTTGCTCACCGTGGAGGTTGTGGTTGAGTCGTAATTCCCGGCAGAAACAATGTCCTTGTATTGGGTAATAACCGCCGGAGCTGGAGAGAAGACTATAGCTTGGGTCCACCCCACACCAGGGGTGACAGCGGTCTGGCCACTAGTAATGTTTGCCATCTCATAACCAAACAGGAAGCTATTATCACCCGCAACCACCGGCCCAGAGCTTTGGGTAAGCCCAGTTCCAGAGGCATGAACACTACGGTAGAAGGTGGGGACGGGGGTAAACTCATGGATCAGCAACCGCTCCCCTGCCAATGGTGTGGCTCCATCAAACACAGTCCCCGTCACCTCATTGATCCCAGCCAGGCAACTGGGGACAATGAACAGCTCAGCATAAGCTGTGGCGTTGTCATTTACCCTCAGCCCCAGCCCCTGATAGACATTACCTAAGAGGTCCGAGCAGGTGATGGATGGATTAGCAATAGTAGCTTCCATATAGATCACCACCGCCAGAAAGTTGCCCGCTGTATTGGGTACAACGTTCGGTGTAGCAAACGCCAGCGGGCTACCTGCTGCAAACGCGCTTTGGACCAGGGTTGTCATCAGGGCTTACTGATAGCGATGGTAAAAGTGTCGCCAGTATTGTTGGGCAACGGCTGTTGGGTATGAGTGTCACTGATCTGGCTGGCAGCAACCAACCGGATGTTAGCTCCATCCACAGCGAACGGGCTCTCTGTCACCTGGTAGATGATTGCCCCACCACCCAACCGAGCGGTTGAGACCTCCACGATGTACTGGGTACAGGGGGAGGTGGAATTGTTCCCGCCAGGGCCAAACCCACAAACATAAGCCGGAGCAGGGTCATAAGCAGCCCAATGGGTGGTCGCCCGCCCGATGCAGGCAGCCGCCAACAACGCACAAAGCAAACTCAGCTTCTTTATCATGATTCAATCCTTCTTCCTGCTGCGGCTTCAGCCTCAAGTATCTGCTGGCGCAACTGCCAATAGGGTTCGGTTGGGTTGCTGACCGGCGCATAGCTGAAAGCGCAGGCATGGAGGGTACAGATGGGCCTGAGGTGGCTGGGAACTATACACCCCTCTGGTCCCATGAAAGGGATCGTGGGGTGGTTGGTTGGTTCTAGCTCCAGGCCATATTCATCCCGAGCAAACCTCTGGGCCATCTCACAGTATTGCCGTTCACAGCAGTGGTATGGCCTATCGGCCAGGGCCCCACACCCAACTCCACCCAGGCAGAGCGGCTTGGTGATGGCTTCTGCTTCGGCGTAGAGCTGGGTGAGAGTGGGCATTATCTCTACAATAGCGGGTGAGTTATGGTCAGGCTGTTGGCTGCTACAATCCCACCACTGGTAATGGCTGTGGAGTTGATGTTCAGGTCAAAGCCCGAACCTACCCCCACCGATCCATCAATCAAGGCTGTACCCCCAGCAGTCTTCAGCCGGAACCAGCTGGCAGTCCCACTGGCATTGGCTGAGCTGTCCTGAGTGATGGCGGCTGCCGTCAACACCCCACCTGATGCTGGTGCTGTCCAGGCAGTGGCATTCATGGTCAGTTCGGCCAACAGGACAGAGGTTCCACTGGACCCCCCGCCCGCTGCTGGTTGGGCCCCGGCATCGGACCATATCTCAATGATTCCAAGGTCTGAAATCGTGCCCCCAAACATAGCATCCATGCCAGCATTGGCGACGGCTGCTGTAATTCTCGGTGTATGAGCCATACGTATTACTCCTTATGAATATTGGTTATGCTGCTGCTACGGAACAGGTCACGGACAGGTAGAGGTTCCAGCCCACGCCATAATTGCGATACCCATCCGGGAACAGGCCAACATCATAGAGCAACCCATTGGCCCCCTTGGTGGTTGAGCTGGCTACCCCAGCTCCAGCAATCGAGCCCGTTCCAGTAAAGACAAACTGGGCCTGGCTAGCTGAGTTGTCCACGGACCCTCCAGAGATGGCTCCAAAGGTGATGGCAGGGCGGTTGCCGGTGTAGTCAGTATCCTCAACCCAACCCGCATGACTGCCCGTGAGGGTGTCCCCAGGGTCAATCACAATGGGACCACCGCTGCCGTCCAGCAGGAAGGCAAACCAGGCTGGTGTGCCCGAGCCAGTGACGAAGGTGCAATCCAGGAGCTTATTCAGGCCCTCGGTGACCACTGTTCCATGAATCTCATTGTTCCAGCGGGGGGTGCCAAACTCGTCGTACATGGCAAAATGGTAGGTAACATCAGCCAGGAGGGAGCGGTCCTCCCCAGATGGCCGGTAGGCTTTCATATCTAACATAGCTCCATAGACTGTTCTGGCTATGGCGCTGGTGGGTCTGCTGACCAGCCGATTAAACATGGTGGCCAGGTAGCTGACAACTGCTCCTGACATATGATTGCTCCTCTTAACAACACCTAACTACCTTTATGAAGGTCTTGCTCAGCCTTTTGCCCAGCGGCATAACTACCCTCCTTGGCTTCCTGGAGGAGCTGGGTCATCCGGCTGTTGATGCTTATATGAACATCTCTAATATCGGCCTTGGTTTCCTTCCGCCCCTTTACCACTTTCACCAGGGCAGCCAGGGCCACCAAAGTTGGGGGGAGGGCAGCGATGGCATGGAGCCAGATGGCTTGATCAAAGCTTATCCCACCCATCGGCACTGGCTCAGTGATCATTGTACGCCTGCCATATTAGTCATCCTTTGGCCCCAGGTCTCCATTGCTCAGCTCATGGTCCCTGACAAACTGGGCCCACATCAGGTTCCTTCGGTATTCCCACACCGCATTCTGCCTGATTTGGCGGTAATAATGCCTGAGGGTAACCGCCAGCCCAGCCAACAAGCCAGCATCAATGGCCCACAGGAGCCATTCCCAGGGGGTCTTCCCCCCAACATCCTTGGCTCCCATCAGGCCCAATGACCCCAACCAGATCAGGGCCAGCATTACTTTTGTCTTCCAGTCTTTCATTGCACTAACTCCAAAACCCACACATCTGGGGTAACTGAACTGGTATTGGCCACATTGAAGGTCCACTTCAATGCCAGAGCATTGGCAAAGTTTTCTCCACCCGTTGTCAGCAAATTGTTTATAATGATGGTGCTCCCATCTGCACCAAATATACTTCCAGTCTGCACCGTTTGGCTCCCATTGGCCCATATATAGACCGTGGTTGTGATCAACGAGGTGCCCGAATCGACAATAGAAAATATGGTGGTGCCCCCAAGAATGAGCTTATAGGTGATGGCCCCAGCCCCTGTGGTTTGCTGGAAAGAGGTATAGAGCTTCAAACCCTTGTTGGTCTGGACGACATTGGCTGGGATAGTGAAGGTGAACAAAGTCTGGTCGGTGGAGTTGCCCACCTTGGCAGCTGCTGGCCCTTGGAAGTTGAGCAGGGTGATTTTGTTGTTGCTCCCAGCGCCAGTTATATCCTTGTTTCCAAGAACATCGGTGGTGCTTTTGCCCACAAAGGTATCGGTGGCTGCAGGTAAAGTCCAAGTTCCACTAGCAACGGCTGCTGGTTGTAGGACGGTTGATCCTGAGGATGAGCCAGACAGGGCTATAACTTTGCCTGGGGGGCTCACCCAGCTACCCAAGCTATTCAACTGCCAGGTGTTACCGGCATTGTTGGTTAGGTTGATCCCACCCGATGTGTCATTGGTAATAGTTGCGGGAACAGTGCCGTCTGATTTGTAGACGCCTAAGGTGGTGAGGTTGACTCTTCCACTTTTGTTACCCGCAGTTCCATTGCCAACGTCTACAACCCCCGCAGCATCCCGCGATAGGTTGGTATCCCCACTAAACAGGTATCCGGTGCCGGTGTTGATTGTACTGCTGGTGCTGATGATGTTGGTTGCGAGGAAGGGGCCACTAAGGTTAAGGTTACCTGGCCCAATGGTAGCGTCAAAAGATGAGAAAGCCCCACTGTTGATGATGCTCTGGGTGGTGATGTTGCCGAAGCCGGTTGGGGTGTTGATGAGAGCTGCGGCTGCCTGGAGCGCAGCGGTGATGTCTTGGGTGGCTCCAGTGATGCTGATCTGAGTGCTAAAGCCAACCGTTCGGGCATTGTTCAGAACGTTGAAACGCCAGACTGAGCCAGCTGGGGTGATGAGATCACTCCCCGTCAGGGTCATGGTCAGAGCGCCAAAGCTGTCTGTCTGCCCAGCCGTGAAGGTGGAGAACACTGAGCCACTGGCTAAGCTGAGGGTGGTAATTCCGGGGGCAGGGATAAAGATGGCTTCCACCAACGCATTGGCGTAGATGTTGTTGGCCTGATCCTTTACCGTTGCCGTAACCAGAGTCATTAGCCGATACTCACAGTGATGGCTCCAGTGAAGGCGGCTGCCTGCTGGATTACCAGCCCATTGACGAAGGGCATGTTGAAGGTGAGTAGCTGACCAGCAGCGGTGCCGGTGATGACCAGCCCAATCTGGACTCCAGTAGCAGTGGTGGCGTTGTCAAAGAAGTTGAGGGCCTGGACGGCGGTGATGGTGGTCACCAGGATATTGCAGAGCATCCCAGGGCCCACCCTTAGGACAACCGCTCCAGCGTTGATCTGGGCCTGGGTTACGGCAATGCTTCCAACTGGACTGATGATCATGGTTCCTCCACTGTAAGGGAGGAGCTATTGGGGCTGAGGGGGTGGGACTCCTATACTCTCCCCATCTTGATCCTGCTGTAGCTGCATGAGAGGGCTCTGACCCTGGCCTTTGCCCACTGACTTCAGGTATTCATCAGCCATCTCTTCCCGCCTCTTGGCTTCGTCGTAGATGTTAGCGATGTCATAGGCCCGGAGGATGTCAGCCATGGCTGCACCCAACCGCCTGTTGTTGAAGAACCCACCAGCCTTCAGGGCTGCTTTGGAGCCCTTACCCAACAGGGTTTGGGTGACAAAATCCTTGAGCTTGCTGTCGGTGGGGGCTGAGTCAGCCAGTCCAGCCAGCCCCCGGAGGAAGAAGCGGGTAGCGGTTGGGTCCCAGGCTACCTTGGCGACGATGTAGGGGCGGATAGACCTCAACCACCCTTTGGTTTTGTCGATGTCAGCCAAGGGGTCTTGATGGCCCATCAGCACACCCAGGTTTTTGTCGGCATCCTTCAGAGCTTTGCCCACCTGGGTCAACCTCAGGAGGGTGTGCTGGCTCTGGGGGTCGTCAAAGATGGTCTTCTTAAGGGCTGGGGTCATCTTGTCCAAAGTGTCAGCCAGACGGGTCATGTCACCGTCCAGTGGGCCGAGCACATTCTCCCTCAAGTAACCCACCTGGAACTTCTTCCAGGCAGCTTCAGCCTTCAGCTTGTCGGCTGGCTCGCCAAACATCTCAGCATAGCCTTTGATGGCCCGCCGGACCCGAAGGGCATCAGTGATGTCATCCCCCTTGATCAGACGGAGGACTGACTCGGGGTTTTTGTTGACGGCATCGGTGATTACCTGGCTCTCAAACACGTCAGCCCCTTTGCGGGTGAAGTTGCGGAAGGTATTCCACTCCTTCTCGAAGCCACCTGTCCTGACTCCTTTACTGGCTGCTCCAGCTTCGGCCTTGAACTTGTTGGACAGCTCAATGACTTTGGAGCGGATGTCTGGAGGTAGGCCCCAAAGATCGGCCATTTTCTTGCCTGGAGCCAGCTGATCGAGTGCTTGTTGGATGAACTTACCCTCATCCTTGGTGCCACCTACAGCCATGGCTTTCCCCTTAGCTGCCTCATCCAGCATCTCCGTGCTCAATTGGGTAAAGTGCTTGGCTGTTCCTTTGGCCTCTCCACTGATCAACTCTGTCATCTGGGGGCTGACATTCATCCAGTCGGTGCGTTTGCTGGAGAGGTTGGCAAAGCTCATCTGCTCGGGGAAAGCTGCCACTTCACGGAGCATTTTCATCTTGGCGGTGTTGGGCCAGAGGGGGTTGCCCTCATCGTCCACCTGGCCTAGACCAACCAGCTTGGAGCCCATCTCATCAAGATCATGCTGGGCGGCCTCACGCAAGGGGGCGGTGTCAACCATCACTCCATGGGAGCGGGCGTTGACAACTGATTTGAGCTTCTCCACCTGACGTTGCCAGGTGGGTTTGCCCACCCGTTGAATGATGTCAGCTACCCGCTGGCCTGTGATGTTGGCTGGGACTTGAGGGCCCAGATCGTTGACCAATCCTGTAACGGTAGCGCGGCTGGCCATGTTCCTGACCCTGGCTCCTGATTGAGCAATGGAGCGGCTGTAGGGGTTGTGAAAGGCCCTGGACTCTTCACCACGCATGATAGAGCCTTTGGGCTCGCCGGTCATGGCACTGAATTCGTCCATGGCTTGGCTGGGGGTGAAGTGGATACCATAGGTTTTGGCAACGTTCTCACGAAGGGTTGGTGGAGAATCCTGGAAAGCCCCTCCAAGTAGGCGTTTGGGTGCCTTACCAACTCCCCTCAAACCAGCTCCAGCCACCCTGCCAAGCCCTTCAGTTCCAGCTCCCATGGCTGCATCCTCACCTCGACGGCTGAGCCAGTCTACAAAGTCTCCTCCTGGGCCTGGACTCCCGGTGGATTTATCAATCATCTCTCCAGCTTGGCCACCCAAAGCACCAGCCGCAGCTCCACCAGCCATTCCCCTAACGAAGCCAGCCCTGCTGAGCATAGGGAACAAGGCCATAGGAACCAAATCCCGCATGGTATCGCGCATCTGCTGGTCGGGCTCACGGCTACTCAATAACTGTTCAAGTTCAGCCTGCCGTCCACCCTCAGCTTCACCCATCTCCTGTGGCAGCCCCGATTGCTGTTGGATAACCTGGAGGGCTTCAGCTCGAGTAGCAGGACGGCCTCCAATCTTCAAACCAGTTACCTTCCCAACCCTGGGTCCAAAGTCATAGGTGCCAGTGGAGGGGTCATCCCCCTTGGCCAACTGGCTGGTTCGGCTGAGCTGCTCCGCGAAGGGCTGGCTCTTGTCGGATTGTTGGGGGTTTGGCATGGTTATTGTTGGGGTTGACGGACGGGGGCTATGGGTTGTTCAAGGGGTTGTTGGCCCCCACCCAGTTGTATCTTACCCTTTCCCGGCAGCTCGATATGCCCACTGATGTTGCTCATATCGGGGGCCTGGGGCTGGCGAGAGCTGGACTGGGCCGGAAGCCCACTCTTGGTGCCAAACCGGCGCTGCTCCATGATCACATCCTGAAGGCGTTGGTTGATGGTCTCTAGCTTCCGCCTGATCTGCATGGGGCTGTCCACCCAGACGTTGGGGGTGTGCTTGAGGGCCAGGTCAAGGGCCGCCCAGGCACGGGAGCTACCCTTCAAGGCACTGGCCGCGCTGGTCACTTTGGACAGCTCAAGGTTGGCGATCTCATCGGCCAGCCCGCCTGGAGTGTTGCGGCCAGCTCCATACTTTATCCTGGACCAGGTGAGATAGCCCATTTGGTTGTTGTTCTTGAGACCTAGCTTATCAATCAGGTCAATGAGGGGCTTGTTCACATCAATCTGGGACTGGGCTGTGGCTACGTTCTGGGCAGCCACCGAGCTTAGCTGGAGGTTCGGATCAAAGCCCCGCTTGATGGCCTCTCCAACCATGAAGGGGAGTTTGTACTCGTTCTTACCGGCATACACCTTCTTGAGCATGTCCAGAGTCATCTGGTTCTTGCCCAGCTGCTCCACATAGCCCATGTCAGTATCATCCAAGGGGGCGTTGTTGTTGGATGGGATGGTGGAGCCATAGCCAGGGGGGTAGCCTTGGAATGGTGTCACGGTTGGAGGAATGGCGTTGGCTGCACTGGGTTGAGTGTGAAAGCCAACAATCCCCTGTTGGGTGTTCATCCAGTGCATACGGTCGGCGGTGGGCCAGATACGGTCGAGCTCCTCTTGGCTGGCTCCCTTCTCCTTAGCCTGGCGGTAGGCATTGAACTTGGCCATTGCCCGGTTGGTGGCTGCATCCTCAGTTGTATCGAATGATCCACCCTCAGGAGCTGGGACAGGGGAGAAGCGGGTATGCCCGGTTTCAGCTTGAAACTCCATCTGGGCCCAGGTGCCATCCTTCATCTGTTTGGCGGTGCCGACTGGTTTCCATTCCTGGTCCTTCTGGAGGCGGCGTTGGAGCTCAGCCAGCCTCTGTTGGACTCCCTGCTCCTGAATACCCACCCGCCTGCGGCTGAGACCAAGCTCCTCCTGGGCCATCTGGTCAGAGATGTCCTCGCGCTTCTCCTGTCTGCGCTGTTGGCGGCCCTTCTCAACAAAGGGGGCTTCACTGCCGATGCCTTGGATTATGCCGGTGAGGCTCATTAGAAGAGGCCCTCAGCTCCAGGGAAGTTGCCATCACCTGCACCTGCTCCAGGGAATGGGCTGGGCTGGTTGGGATCACCCCCTGGTACCTCTAGCCCTGGTACAGGGACATCCGGATCACCCCCTGTGGAGGTGGGAATCTTGCTGGTGTTGGTGTTCTGCCAGGGTTGTTGAGGAGGCTTTTGCATGGCTCCCCATAGGCCACTGGTATCAGTTGGCTGACCTTCAGCTCCAATGATGGTGTTCAGCATAGACTCATCAATGCCATACATCTGGAGGACAGAACGGAGGGCTTCCATCTGGTTTTGATGCTGGTAAGGGCCGAGGGCTTGGGCGAATACCTCGTTGGCAATCTGGGGGCTGGTGCCCAGACCACGCTCAGCCAGTCCACCTTGGGCTTGGTTCTCAACCCCCTGAACTAGCCCCTGGTTGAGGGGCTGGGTCATGGATTGGACCTTCTGGGCAAGGAGGGCTGGGTTCTTGATCAGCTGGTCCAGCTCCTTCTGACGTTGGAGGGCCGCCTTCTGGGCTTCGTTGACCCGGTTGCCCCGAATGACATTAGAGACTGTGCCCACTCCCTGGGTAATCAAGGGAGCAATCTTGGTCAACATCGGCAATGCGCCAGCTATTTGTGGCATTAAGCGGTCCCTCCACTAAACTCATTCATACCATCCCCACCTGATCCCCCACCTCCCAGCAGACCCTCAAAGAAGTTAGGCTGGCCAGCTCCGGGGGTTGGTCCAGTAGCGGTGAAGGGGCTGAAGTTTTGCCCGCCAGTTGCCCCTTGCCCTACTGTCCCTTCGGAGGCTCCCATCTTATCAGGGGTACCACCAAGGCCAAGGAACTGGCTCAGCACCTGCTTGGCCAGCTCGGTGTCCTGGGGATTGCCACTGACTCTGGCCACCTCACTGGCAAAGAAGTCAGGAGCAACAGCCCCACCCAACCTCTCCTGGACGGAGGGAGCAGCCGCTGCCAGTTGTTCCTTCTCCTGGGTCTGGTCGGGGGGTTTGGGGGCCTCTTGGGCTTGAGGTTTGGGGGCCCCTGGCTGGTTGAGGGCTTCAAAGGTAGACACACCAGTCCCCACACCAGCGATGATCAACGGGATGAAGGGGATAATTTGGGGCATTGTCAACCTACTTGATCCGTCCACACCCAATGAAACCACTGAAAGGGATGAGCTGCCCACCGTAATGCTGGATGAGCCGGGCCAACTTAAGCTCTTTCACTTGGGTAGCATCCAAGAATGAGATGAACATGGGGTAACCCCTAGCCTTCATGGACTGGAGTGCTTCTCCCAATAGCCTTCTGATGGCATAGGGGCTGGCGGCTTTGCTGTTCAACCGGAGGAGGATGACGGTGCCATGAGCGGGGGCTGCAAAGAGACTGGCAACAATCCGGCCATTCTCTTCAATAACCCATACCCAATCCTGGTCGAGGGCGGGGTAGTTTTCCATCCCCGTCTCCAGCTCCCTGAGCTCCTCCAACACCTCAGGATCATGCTCCCATAACAACTTGACGACAGTGGTATCAGTGATCATATGACGGGTGGAACCCCCTCCCGAAGGGTAGCTGCCTCCCAGCTCAGAGCTGTGATCTCCACATTGCCGGTGCCAGAGAGGGTGACATGGGTGGTGTAGTTGGTGAAGCCAATGTCAACCTGGGCCAGAAAGTCAAAGGTGCCCAACTGATTGCCCAGGATGTACATGTTGACGGGGATGATTGAGCCATCGGCCCCATCCAAGTTGAAGAGAGCATTCATGGTCAGGTTGGATTGGGTGGTTGTCCCCTGAATGGTCAGGCGGCGGTAGTAGATACGGCTGTCGGAGAGCTTGCCAAAGACCTCGGCTGAGCGCATGGACCAAGCCACGGGGGTGCCATTGTCCCAGGTCAGGTCGTTGGACTGGAGCCTGCGTACAACACTGTCACTGAAGCCACCGGCAATGGTGATGGGATTGGTGCCCACCGCCCGGACCTGCTTGAGCACACTGATGGCAAAGGGGAGGTCGATGATGACCCATGCCTTTAACACCAGGTCATAGCAGAGGATTCTAGTCAAGCCGCCAGTACCAATGGCTGGGCTGCCGGTGCTGGTGAATGAGGAGACCCCACTAAAGACAATGCCACCCTGGAATTGGGCTGGAGTCACTTGAACAAAGTTGGTGTAGGTGAAGGAGCGGCTGCCATAGTAGATGCGGTAGGCAACAGCTGAGACATTGGGGGTTCCCTGCACTCTGGGGGAGCTGACCCCGAATAGGGGGTGGGGGGTGAACTCAATGCTGACAGCTACCTCTTGGGATACCCCATTGACAATGGAGAGGCGGGTGACTTTGAGGAAGATGGGTACGTTCCAGCTGGAGCTGAAGTCCCCAACCACACTGACAGTTGCTTCAGGCAGGGGAGCCAATGCCAGGGGGATGGCCAGCATGTACATGGGCGGGTCAGCCGATTGAGCACCCTTGCTCAGGTAGGCAAAGTTTTGGTCCAGAGCCTGGATGTCAGGGGCCAGGTCGGGCTGAAAGAATAGGTAAGGTCTGATCTCCTCGCTGATCAGCCGGTCGTTGGTGCCATCAAAGATGGCTACTCCCAGATGGGTTAGGCGAGCGAGGCCAAAGCCGGGGAGGAACTGGATGCTCCTGGAGGCAATACAACCCATGTCCGTCTTGGCCTCCTGGATAGCGAAGTCGGCTGCTCCAAACACGCCAATGACCTGGAAGGTTTTGAAATATTTGAACACCACCAGAGAGCCGGTTGGAGTGATGCCATCAGCTGCAATGGTAAACGCCTTCAACCCAGTGATCTGATCACCATCGTCCTTGCCCAGGAAGGCCACGTTGAGAGGGTTCCAGCTGGTGGGGTTGTTGAGATCGCTCATCTTGAGGCAGGTGGGCCCGTCGAAGTTGTCGGCTGTAGTGGTGGGGCTGGTGTTGGCTAGCCATAGGCTCCCAGCATAGACCTCGGCATGGGCTGCACCACGGGGGGCTGGGGTGGTGGAGGCTGCTCCAGTGTTCTTCCAGATGATGTTGTTGTCGTTGACGATCTGGTTGGGGGTTTGGGGCCAGGTGGGCTGAGCTCCTCCGGTGGTCCCACCCTGCTGGGCGGTGAAGATGAAGTTGCCAGCATTGCCAACTGTGGGCAGGATGACGGCTCCAGCATTGAACACCACAGCGGTTATCCATGGAGGGTAGATGGCAGTGAAGGTGTTGGTGATAGCAGCTATGGTTGCAGGATCGGTGAACAGGCGGGGAGCAAAGCCATTCCCCAGAGCCAGGATGGCCTTGTTGGCGAACTGGACGATTTGAGGGATAGGGCTGGTATTGCCGGTGTTGCCACCTGAGGGGGTGGGAGGTCCACCAGAACCGCCACCAGTGCCACCCGTCCCACCCCCACCACCACCATCTCCACCTGGAGTGCCATCCACTGGGATGAAGGGATCGGCGGGGAAGGTTGTGATGACATCAGCGCCGGACCAGCTGGTGGCTGGAATTTTGGTGAAGGAGACGGTTTGGCTGGTGTCTACTGTTGGAAGTATCTGACTACCTGGAGCAATGCTGCCATCGTCAATGAACTGGAGCAGGGTGGTGTTGAGCTGGAGGGTTTCAGTTCCAGTGACTCCATTGGGAGCTGTGCGATAGACGTTGTAGCTGATGGCGTTGTTCAGAGCATTCCAGGTGAGCTTGATGGTATGGTTGGCTGCAATGGCGATGGATAGCTCTGTGGGAGCCAGGCACTCACCGCCAGCCCCATCTAGGGCTGTGACCCTATATTTGTAGGTGGCTGCCCCCAGGGAGCCGCCAGCCCCATTGTCAACCAAAGCCAAGAGGCTGACACTCCCCAGCCCAACCAGAGCCTTGATCAAGCCAATGTAATAGCGGGCAACGTTGTTGGGTTGGAAGAGAAATATCTCGGTCCAGGGGCCGAAGTTGGTTTGGGCCACCCCATTAAAGGCACTGATCAGGGCACTACCATCACAGGTGGATAGCCCACCTCTATCAGTCAGGAGGAGATTGCTCAAGCGGGGGACAGAGCCGGAATTTTGTTCCCATTTTGGGGTTGTGCTGATTAATCCCTTCAGGAACTTGCGCTGCGGAATCGTCTTGAGGGGCATTAGCGTCTCTTAGCCTTCTTCCTGATTCTAGGTGATGGCTTCTTCATGCCTTGGTATCTAGCTCTATCAACTCTCTGTTTGGTTCTGCGTTGTCTGAATTGGTCATCAACAATCTTGCGCTCCTTGGGGTCTTTGATGTCATACATATGTTGCATGTCAATCTCCTATGGGACAATCACTCCCCAGGGGCCACTGGGTCTGATCTCTGGTCCACGGTTGCCAGAGCCAATCTGCACCGGACCCAGCAACTGCTTGGTGGAGGCTGCTTCAGCTTTGATCTTCTCGGTGAACTCCTTCATCAACCCATCGGCCTCTTTGAACTCCTTCTCGGCCTTTCTGAACTTGGCCAGGAGGAAGATGGGCAGCAGGCTGGCCCAGGATGGGGGGACCTGAATGGTCTTACTGGCGTCCCCAACATTGGCATAGACAGCCCTGCGGTAGCCGTCAATCATGAAGTTGAGCTCAGCGATGGTGGCTCCAGTGGTGAAGGCGGTTGGAACTGACCCTCCTAGCCCCCTGGAGAGGCCAGTCATGGTTGTAGCCCCAACAGTGGAGTACATGACAATCTCGGTGGCTGAGCCCTGGGTGATGCTGGCTACCCCAAATGGCAGCACAAAGCCGGTTGGAGCATTGATGTTGGCGGTGACGGCGGTGGCTGATAGGTTGCCACTCAAAGTTGTAGTTCCACTGGTGCGTTGGGGCTGGGGGAAGGCTTCAATGACGGTGTTAGGGGTGAGGGTGACAGCCACCCCTAGAACTGAATAAGCAGCTGTGACGTTGCGGCGAAAGACATCCCGCTTGGAGCCGCTGAATACGTCATAGCCGTCATACCAGACGTTGGTGATCTTTTTCCAGCCCACGATGGGGAGCTGGTAGAGGGCCTGGCCGACCAGGGAGCCAACTCCAGTTCTGTCCTGGATTCCTCCACTGATGTCACTGGCTTCATCAAGAGCTTGGTTGAACCACCTGTAGATGGTGGCTGCACTGATGAAGGAGCCATCTGAATCGGGGAGGTAGGCACGGCTGATCAAAGCGCCACCTGCTGTTCCTGGTGGAACTCCAGCGGTCCCAGGTGAGGTGATATTAGAAGGAGTGCTTGTAAAATCCTGGAACTGATTAACCGCGCCCACCCCGTAGTATGCCCGTAGTTTAACAGCACCTACGGGAATTGTGCCAGTCACCTGGATGCCATGGGTTCCGTCTACTACAACCGGGCTGAGAGCGGTGGGGAGGGTCTCACCCCATTGGGTGAAAAGGGTGATGCTGACCAGGTAGGTGCCTGCTGCCAGGGTTGGGACCTGGGCTAGCTGGGCGGCAGTGAAGCCAGAGGGGGCAGCCAGGGTTCCACAGCGGTCCGGGAACTGCTCCCGAGCGTTGATGATGATGTCACCGACAAGAGCCATGGGGTCATCCTACAGTAAAAAGGGGGCCAGAGTTTTCGCCCTAGCCCCTTCAGGGTTAGACAGTCACTCCGAGCTTTAGACTCCTCCAGCGAACTCCACATCATAGGTGGCAGTGTTGACGCCACTGGTCAAGGCTACAGTGATGGAGGTCAGGTTGAGATCGCTGTAGATGAAAAAGTTGTTGTCGATGTTGGTACCAGCAGCGGTGGTGGCTACTGGGGGGATTAGCTGCTGGGTGGTGGTGCCGTCGGTGGCGGTGGCTTTCCAGGTAATGGTGGTGGCACCATTGACGGAGGTGGTCTTCACCCGGATGTAGCCCCAACGCACGAACCCTGGGCCAGGGAAGGTGTTGAAGACTACGTTGGTGGTGGTGGCGTTGACCACTACACTGATGGCTTGGGAAAAGAGACCAGTATTGCCTCCACCAGCCAGCGTTACCGCTGGAGGACCACCCCAGGTTGGCATCTCCCCGCCGAGGGCTTTTGCGATTGTGTTGACGATTGCCATTGTGGTTCTCCTTTACAGAATATTTGCGATCTTGATGCCCATCCTAGGGCTGACGTTCGAGAGCTGCCAGGTCAGGTAGATGGTTGAGGTGATGATCCGCTGATTTGAAGGTTTTATGAACGGGTCAATGGTAAAGTAGTCAGCCTCATGGAACACTGGGAACATGTACTTGCTGTTGATGATGTAGGCAGAGTTGGCTGGAGTGAAGCGGTCAGCCATGACTACACAGTTGTTGAACAGGAAGTGGTACCGGAAGCCAACCTGGAGTGCTTCCCGGTCCTGGTCCAGCTCGGTGAAACGGATGATGCCGGTGAAGTTGTTCTTGAAGTTGGCAAAGCGGGTGTTGTCCATGACCATGGTGTCGGGCTCGTCATAGGCGAACACTACGGTCTGGTAGGCTTGCTCGGCTACCTGGGGCGAGAGGGCTACACCACCACCAGCCTGGTTGGCCGGGGGTTGCCAGAAGGCATTGGCTGCCTGGGAGCGGTCAATTCCGGCAATGGTATTGGCGGTCTGGCCGATCCAAGCGTCCACGTCATCAATGTCGAGGGTGGTGTTCTGGGGGCTGGTGTGCCAGAGGGCCCGGCTCAACTTCATCATGAAGCTGGCGGTGGCGATCTGGAACTTGGTGGCAATCAGGTCCAGCCCACCTGCGTGCATTCCCCGGTTGAGGATCACATCGGTAATGGGAATAGTTACGGTCTGGCGGTAGAACTTCCACACCTGGTCGGCAGGCTGAACGGAGTCAACCTCGGTGGTATCCAGAAGCTGGGCACCGAAGTAGGCACCACCAGTCAACTCTTCCTGGGTGACAATGGGATAGACCAGCTCACCACCACTGAAGACCTTGCCCAGACGGGTAAGGGCCCACAGGATGGGGGAGGGGATCATCACGGTGTCGCCAATGATTGGGGCGATGTATTTGTTGGTAAGGGCGTTGGAGGTGTTGAGGAGCTGGACCGGGGGTGATGCGAGTCCTGTTCCTTGGGCTCCAGTTGCAGTTACTGCTGGCATGGTCGAGTCTCCTCTTTTACTACGTAATTCCGGGGCTTAGGCCCCGGTTCTCCGGCCTACTGGACGGAGTCTTTAAAGCCAAAAATGGATGGATCACTGGCCCCACGAGCTACAGCCTCACGGATGGTACGCGGGGGCTGCTTGGGGTCGCCTTTCATGGAATCGCGGGGGCCGATGTGCTGGCCAAAGCTGCCGGGGGGAGGCATGAAGGCGGCCTTCTGCTGCTCCAGCTCCAGCTCCTTGCGGGCCTCGGCTTTGGCCTCTTTGATCAACCTCTCCTGGCGCTTGGGTTGGATCATGCGGTCGTAGGCTTCTCGGACATCAGGGATGCCATCCTCACGCTTCAAGCCACGTTTGACGGCATAGTCGAATACCCCATCCAGGGTCATGTCCTCACTGAAGTCGGGGTCCTTCCGCAAGCTGTCGTATTGGTTGCGGACCAGATCGTTCATATAGGTGCGACCAGCCTGGGTGAGGTTCTTGCCCACCTTCTCCAGGTCTGATCTAGTGGATTTTAGTTCTCCACGCACTTCGTCCATGAAACCTTTGAGGACCTTGGCGAGGGGGTCTCCCTCTAAGGTTGCGAAAGGGTCATCATCTTTGCCCCGGTTGATGGGCTGGTTACCCAGGGTCTTCTGCTTCTCTTCCAGCTGGAGGTAGAGGTTGGCAACCTCCTCGGCAGCCTTGTTGACTTTGCCCCGCTCAGCCTCTAACAGCTGTTTCTCGGCCTGCATCTGCTTCTTCAGGTCTCCACCCATGGCATCGTTATAGGCACGGAGATCACCCAGGCTCATGCTGGCACCGTTGCCCAGATCAATTACCAGGTCATCGGCGTAGTTCTTTTTGTCCCTAAACAGCTTGTTGATGTCCAACCCAGTGTCTTTAGCCATTGTCAGCCTCTCTTCATTTTTTTGGTGTGCTTCTTGATCCGGTGGCCCCGCTTCAGCTTGGCTCCAGAGTGGCGGGGGTGTTTTGGCTGGGGGCCCTTGCCCTGCTCCAGCTTCCCTCCCTCAGCCTTGATCTTGGCTCTCATGTTTTCCATTACATCCCTCCACCCATGCCACCCATTGCTGGCATAGCTCCACCCTGCCCACCAGGCTCAGCTTCCTGGCCCATGGCTGCGGTGTGCCCGAGGTTGCCACCCTTGCTGACGGTAGCTTCAGTGTTGGCTGCCTGTTCGATCTCTTTGAGGAAGCCATTGCAGCCTTCGAGCATTTTGCCCAGATGTTTGGTGGCGGCTGGAACGACGAAGGCGACTTGGGGGAGGGCTTGGACGATCTGCTTCTTCATCTCCCCGAAGGTGCGGGCGAGCATCCCTGGGTCAGCCCCCCTCAACTCACTCATGCTCTTGCTCAGGCTGTCGCCAGTGGCATCAGGGTTGGTACCGGAGGGGCCGGGTTGCTGGGGGGATACACCCCTGGCATTGAGGCTTTCAATGATCTTGCGGGCAAGGGCTCCTTGGACTGGACCCTGACCACCACCCGGCATTGGAGGTGATCCCATCAGTAACCCCTTTTCATCCGCCCACGGTGCTTGCCACCCTTACCCCTGGGGTGTTTGCGGAGGGCAGCTCCCTTGAAGGTCATCCGCCCCTTGCGCTTGGTGTGGATTTTCTTGGCCATTGTTTTTGTCCCTTTCCCAACTGGATTGCAGTAGCAATCCAGCCAACGAAGCTAGGCTTTCCGTTTGGCCCGATTCTTGTTATTGGCGTGTTTGCCCTCACTGTTGGAGCCAGCACTCTTGGTCTTCAGGTAGCCAAGAGGGTCTGGGGGGCTGATCAGGGGAACGCTCATTAGCTCTGGGCCTGGTTCATTGCCCCGGCGGCGCTCGGCCATGGGAGTCAGGAAGTTGTCATCGTAGGGGTTCTTGCCCATTTCCTTTGGCATTATGCTATCTCCTCTGCTGAAACCTGTTCTGGGCTCAGCAGTACCTGTTTGGTATTAAAAGTTCCACTCATTTTACTGGTGTAAGGAGGCATTGAATAATCATATTCAACACTCAAGTTGCAATACTCCTCACCAGCCTGAACCGCTGTAACAGTGGCAGGAATTATTACTTTATCCCCCACCTTCAGCAGGTTACCGTTGATGTCATGAGGCATTGCTCTAGTCTCCTATCAAAAGTGTGGGGAGTCATACTTGCATATGGCTCCCCTGGGTTTTCACCCTGCCATATGCTTTCAGCAGGCTATTGCCCACTGGCTCAGTTCTGACCGATCCTATCGGATCGACTGGGGCCTAAACCCCAGCTCCTGCGGATGCAGGGCCGATGGCAGAGCTACCGTAGCGCAATAACTATTTGCGCTTGTGACGCCGCTTTTTGCGGTTGCGAACCTCAGTGCTGTTCATTGGGAACATTGAGGAAGCTCCTTTTGCATACGGAAATCGCCAAACTCAGCCAGGTAGGAAGTTGCCTGCCGGACAAGCATGGCGTTGCGCCCTTCCTCGGTGGGGTGGAGAAACCAGTCCTCTTCACGCACGGCAAAGCTGGCTACTTGGCCATCTATTGCTAGCTTGACCTCACGCCAGCCGTCAGTGCTGTGGGTTGGGTAGCTTAACCATTCCACTTTGGGAGTTAGCATGGCCTTAACCATAGAGGCCCCAAGGAGTTATTCAACAATGCTCGGACGCCTGTGCTAGTCATTGAGCCTGATATACCACTTCTCGGGATTGCGGAAGTTGGACTTGCCGGGGATGATGACCAAGCAGGTTTGCATCCCAAACTCAGCGAGGGCCCCGTTCCTGATCAAGCGGCGGTTGACAGCGGTGCCTTCGTAGTTGTAGTTGAAGATGCGGCAGAAGTCCTTCAGGTCTACCCACCTATCTAGCTCAGTCAGCCAGGGAAGCATGATTATCTCCTCTTCAGTCGAGCGATGGCCTGGAGTGCCTGTTCCTTCTCCAAGTTGTCGGCAATTTCACCGGAGCCGGGGATGTCCATCTCCTCCAGGGCCGTACGGGCATCCATCAACCCCTCTTTCCTAAGGACCGGGATCATCTTCTGCATGGCAGCCTGGCTGATGGGGCGGATGCTGGCTGGGTCAAGGTAGAGGAGGAAGTCCTCGGGCTTGGTGATGCGCTCCCACTTCCGCATCTCGAACTCTTTGCTGAAGTCGGGGTAGTCATAGTCTTTGTAGTAGGTGGCCATGATGGCGAACATTTGCTTGGCGATTTTGTAGACCGACTCAGCCATCAGCTTGGACCTCATGCGGGTCATGGATTGGGACTGGAAGACAGCTGCATCGAATAGGTCAACGCCGATGTTGCCTTTCCCGTGGTCGCCTTGGCGGGGTGGGGTAAAGCCCATCAGCTCCCTCTGGAGGGCTAGGAGGGTCTTGGGAATCTCCAGGAGCTGACTGGGGAGGGCGTTGGGGGCCTTGAACTCGGGTACCTTGCTGCCGGTTGAGATGATCCTAACCTCACCGGGGATTCCACCGAAGTCTTCAGCCGAGATGCCGGTGGCTTCTTCAATGAACCAGACGCCATTGTTGCAGCGAACCACATTCTCGAAGAACTGGGTGTACATCTTCTCAGCCACCGTCTGGAGGGTACGGGTGAAGCGGAGAGGGGGAGGGGCATAGAAGCTGTTGAGAGCTGGCATACCCATGATGCGGACCAGACCGAAGGAGCGCTGGGGGAGGTTGTTGTCCCCATCGTAGAGGATGCGGCCCTCGCACTCAACCACCAGACGGCCATTGGGGTACTTGAGCTCGAACTTGGGGGTTACCAGTTTGTCAGTTTGGACGGATGTGCCACCTTTTTCCTTGGTTATGTCCACCGTTTGGCCATCAAAGAGCCACAGATACCGGAGCCTAACCCGGCCATCCGATGACATTTGGGGCTTTTCCTGGATGGGGTTCCTAATACTCATCGGCCCAGGCAGGACCCTCAACCTGGCCCTCCTGGATTGATATTCGTCGGCGGGCTGGAGGATGGTTGGGGGTGGGGCGTCGATGGCCCGGCCTGTGATGGGGAAGCGCTCCCGCACAACCTCAGGGTAGACTCGATCCACTAGAATCAGGTAGTTCCAGTCCTCCTCACAGGTGGCGGCTGGGTCAACGAAGACGGTCTCTGGATCACGCATCTTGGTCCAGACCTTGCCCTGGCCACCTCGGGCATAGGGGTCAAAGCCAATCTGCATGTAGCCATTGCCATTGAGCATGGACCAGATACTTCCCAACATCAGTTGGTTGTTGATGTAGCTGTCACGCCATTCGGACTGAAGTGCTACTTCCCTCTCCTTTACCCGCTTGTCCTTCTGGGTGATGTAGATTTTTGGGTCCATGTCAGCCAGATCGCTGCCCTCGGTGATGGCCAGGGTTTGGAACTGGGGGATGGCAATGGGTGGGCGGAAGGATGGGTAGAGGCTGGAGTTGATAGTGAGGTTGTAGAACTCACGCAGGTCCTGGTACCAGTTGGCTCCAAATAGGTCCTCACGGTAGTTGGCAGCCAGGGCTTCCAGAGTGTCGATCTGGTGGCTGATGCTGCTGGCGGCTACCTCAGGCTCCGACTTCTTACTCTTGCCTCCACGATCTATGATGGCCATGGCTAGTTGACCACCTTAGGAGGTTTGGTGGTTGGCCCAATGGAGTTGAGGAATGCCTGAATCTCCTCCACAGGGGAGCGGCCAGTGTTGGACTCACTACCCTTGAGGAAGTCTTCAATGTCGATGGTTGTGCCCAGCACTTCCTTCAGGCTGACCACGAAGGGGACAAGGAGGTGGGCGTTGTTCATGAGGTCCTCCTGGAGCCCACGATAGCTCCCAATGCGGTCGGTCTTCCGCTTGCGGGTGAACCTTTCACCGATCTCTTTGAGCACAACGGCTGGCGACCGCTGGGAGCCAGTTGAGCTTAGCTCAGGGGGGGCTGGTCGTCCGTCAGGTTCTCCAGTCCCCGGCCCCGGATTTTCCCTGCGGCTTCTCGCACCTTGCGGACGTTCTCCTGCTTCTTCTCCAGCTCGGCCAGAGCCTGGTCCGTCAAGGTTGAGCTGTTGGCTGATTTCGCGTAAGGACTTGGGGCGTTTGCCGTCCATGGGGCTCCTTCCTGGATGGTTAACAGTTCGGTTTGCTCTGGGCTATACCTTAACACGAGGTCTTCCCCACTCATAATCATCAGTACTGACTCCCCACTGGAGATGTCATCCAGCATGTTGAGGGGGATGGCCAACTCGGTTTTACCGGATTGCTTGAGCAGGCACATCAGGACAGTGATGAGTTGGCGTTGTTTGCCCATCCGGTTCCATCTCTCAAGGAATGATGTGATGTTCACTTGTTGAACTCCTCGGGAGGTTTGGTATGAAGCATTACGGGCTGGAGAGGTTGATTGAAAGTAAGGAGTTGGAGATAGATGTCACCAAATACCAACAGCCTTAGGCGCTCCTTCCAAGTTAACCTCCAGCGAGTAGTAACACAGCCATCTTCTGATCTATGAGCTGGAAGAGGTAGGTACTCTGGTTGGTCTTTGGCATAGACTATTTCAGGTAGTCCAGGAATGACGGGTGATATTGGCTTCAATTAAATGCCCTCCAGTCGGTTGTTGGGTTTACCCTTTTTGGTGAGGTTGATGATCTTGTCATAGTGGCGCTTGAGCTCATAGATGTGGTCGGACTGGAACTGGATGGGGAGTTGTTCAGTCTCATTCTCTTTGGGTTTGCTGAAACCCAGGCGACGGGGTGGGGCCCATTGTTCAAGGGCAATCCAGCCGATCATGGCGGCAATTAACTCGTCATCATGGCCAACCAGAACTTCCCACCTCATTCCGTCCTGGCGGCTGGCGGCTTCCATCTGGACCAGCAGGCTGTTGGCCCGAACGGTGGCCCTCTCCTCGCGGAGGGCGGTGCGGAAGGCTGAGAAGATGAGATCGCGGGTGCGGCCAGTGGTTTCCCAGCCCAGCGATTTGGAGCGCTCCATCCCTTTTACTTTGTCGTCTTTGCCCTTCCAGTGGTAGAGGTTGCCGTAGTTGTATTTGTCACGCAGGCGGGCCTGGGTCCAGAGGCCGAGGTTGCCGGTGAGCTCGACTGCCAGCATGGCTTTGTTGTAGTAGCGGCCAACCTTGTCTAGCTCGTCGGCCATGGATTCGGGGCCGATTTTGGCTACCAGGCTGGCTACCTGTTCGCCGGTCTCACCACACCAGACACAGGCAGAAGCAAAGTCGCCAGTGCCGCGCATGTGGCCGGACTCTCCCATCTCCTCGCCACGGGCACAGTCTACGCCAATGTAGTAGTGGTCGCCTTTGACGACATCTCCGTAGATGCGCCAGCCACCCTCGACCTCTGGGTCGAAGACTGGGATGCCAAGCTGGTTGCGGATGAAGCCACCTTCCATGAGGGGCTTGACCACGGTGGAGCGAGCATAGGCCAGCTCGGACTTCTCAAAGGCTGGCTCGCCGGTGGAGATGAAGGCTTCCTCGGGGGTGGTGGGGTACTCTTGGTTGAAGTATTGGAGGGAGCCCTGGGCTTGGGTTTCAATGGCCCACCGCCTCCAGGCCAGCCGTCCCTTCATCTGGGCGTCGGAGTGGTCGCCCCTCCGCTTCATCACCCTTATCAGCTCTTTCTCTTCGGCGTCGATGGGGGCATCTTTGGCTTCGTCGGGGTGGCGGAAGCAAGCTGGGTCATCCAACCAGCAGAGGAAGACGGGGAGGAATTGGTTGCGGCCCTCCTCGGCTGCCATCCAGTAGTTGTAGAAGCTCTCACCGGGGCCGATCTTACCGTTGGCGGTTGACTCGATGATGAGGATGGTGGAAGGGTCATGGCTGACAGCTGGGATTAGACTGAGGAAGCTGCCTTCACCGGGGTAATGGGCTGCCTCGCTCAGGTGGAGGGCTGAGAGAGTCAGGCCACGGCCAGAGGTTACGGAACCAGCTGTGGCAATCCTAAGGGTGGATTGGCCCTCGGGATGGGGGAACTCGATCTCGTGCTGTTTGTTCAGGGGGATTTTGAAGGGCAGGCCACTGACGATGCCCTTGGGGATGCTGAACAGGGCTTTGCTGGAGTTGAACTGGTGAGCCACGATCAGGGCTTCAGCTTGGGCTTTGGCCAGGCAATGGCAGGTCAACATACCCTCGGACCAGGCTGAGCCACCTACACGCCGGGATTTGAGGAGGATGATCCAGAGGGGTTTACCCTCATCGTAGAGGTCTTGGGCATAGCGTTGGAGGATGCGCTGGTTGGGGTTGAATTTGAAGGGGACGTTGACACCAGTGTCCCGATGCCTGATTGGCAACTTGCTCAGGAAGGCTTCGGCCTGGGATGGGTTGAGCATTTACTCAGGTAACTCCACGACTGCATGAGCACTACACCTTTGGCAAGCCAACATGCCCAAATGGTTGGTGGTTTTACTTTGAAGGAACATAAATTTGTGGCCGAATATCCAGCAAACGATGTTAGTCATTTTAGTCATGGCTATTTGGGAAGGTACATGTCATCTTTGATAGCTGGAGAGTCAGGGAACCGTTTGGCCTGCTCCAGCTTGTTGTAGGCGCTGACACAACGGGCTTTGTCGAAGTAGATGGTTTTGATGAGCTGGTCGGCTTTGTCACGGTAGATGATGTTCTGGACCCACTTCCCTTGGGGGATTTCGGATTTGCAGATGTAGCAGTGGAGGATGGCGGGTTGGACCATTCGGAGTTGGACGGCGTGGGCGGCCCGCTCGTACTCTTCACGGAGCTCGGCTAGACCAGCTACAGCATCATCGAAGCTCATTTTGGTCCAGTCCAGTTTGGCCCACCTGGCTGCGGCTGCGGTTTTGGCCCGCTCCACCCTCTCATCGGCGTTCAATGGCATCAGTTCACTCCTTTGGAAGTTTTGGTTGAGTCAAGGTAGAAGTGTTTGGGCCTGCTCTCCCACTCCTTCACCCGGCGGGCAATCTCCAGCTTTCGTTGGAGGTTGGCTTGGTAGCGGCCAGCGGCTTTGGCCCGAGGCTTGGAGAAGACATGGCCGACTTTGCAGGTTTCACAGGCCATCTCCCAGAAGTCACTGGTTTCCCGGACCAGTTGGTAGGGCTGGCTACAATACCTGCAACAGGGTATATCATTGGATGCCATAAGAAGAGTAGTCCTCCTCAATGGGGGAAGTTAACATTTACCTTGACGTTTGGCAATCTTTTTGTTTTGGAGCTCCTCCAGGCGTTTGATCTCAGACTCAAGCAGGACTGGATCGTAGCTGCCTTCCCGGAGCCACTTTCGACGCCATCCCGCTTTCCTGGCGTCTATGGCGTTTTGATGTGTGAACCTGGCGCGACCACCGGCACGGGCCCAGATGGCAGCCTGGACGCAGAGGCGCTTGTAGGCCATGTTGGATTTAGGGGGGTACTTGGTGAGGAGGCGGTTGAGCTCATCCTTATATATACGTTGCTGGTGGGGGGTGGGCGGTGGGTGGGGGGAAGGGCGACGGTTGAAGTCGAGACGGTGCTGGTGGGGACGGGTCATCCACTTGGCCAGGGTCAGGGTCCGGCGCTTGATCCGGCGACGGAGGTCGGAGGCTCGGCCATAGTGGGTACGGTAGAACTGGTTGTAGTGGGGGCGGCAATATCCATACCAGGCTTTACCAGGGAGAGCTAGGGAGTAGCAGCCGGGTTCTTTACAGGCACGGGGTTGGGGCATGGGGTTCACTCCAGTTTGGGTGCTTTACAATTCTTAACTTGACAGCTGTTTTTGGACTGCTATATAACTTACTTATGAAATGTTACTCTACCAACCCCAAGGGGTTCGTAAGAACACCCTCAGGAAAGGTTGGTAGGTTATATAGGGTAGGATAAAAATCCACATTTTCTTCAACACTTTCTCTCACCTCTTGCCAGTCTTGCCGGTTGATCTTACCGAGCTGATCCCATCGGCGAAGTGGCGGTTGCCGGGGATGCCAACGGAGGGGGCTCCGATGGTGTCGAACCGGAGGGTGCCATAGCCGGTGCCTCCACAGATGCCACAGTGGGTTTCGTCGGCTGAGCCGGTGGCGTCGTTCCAGAAAGGGACCACTCCAGTGCCAGAACAACGGCCACAGGGGTTGGTTACGACTGACAGACGGTCGGCGGGGGCTCGGTCTCTAATGGCCATGAGGTAACTCCTTTAGTTTAGTGGGTCTTAGCTCTGGGTTGAGGCGATAGGTGAGTTTGGCCTCTCGGGCTCGGAGGGCGTTGGCCCGACTGCTGGCCTTCTTCCTGTCGGACTTGGCTGAGCCCCCCTTAGCTCCAGCTTCATTAACTGTTGCCATTGTCTTCTCCCTTCTCAATCATTGGCTTAACGATAGCCTCGTTTTCATCATATTCAATAGTCTCCCTGACTCCAGCGGTGGTGTCAGTGGTGGCGATGAAGCCAGCCAACCCCTTGGCGCTAAAGTCTTTATTGACTTTGTCCCTCACTTTGGCATGGACCATTTTCTGGAGGGGGGTATGACTAGTAGGTGGGGTCCACTCATCCAGTGGGCTGGTCATGATACATCTCTCAACCTCCAAAGCTACCCCGCGTTTGAATACCTCTCCAGCTTTACCCTTGAAGGCTGGCTTGAGGTTTTCTCTCTTCATATTGTTGGTTGACTGGTCTATTCGATATTCACTGGAGGCTTCGGCGGTGGAGGGAATAGTTATTGGTGGTTTCATGGTAAGGACTATAAGCTCTTAGTTAAATTTGTCCAGCCCCACTCTATAAGCGCTTATTATCTATTTGTACCCCACTGGAGGTGGGTTGGGTATTGGTACAAGGTGGGCGGTATTGCTGGAGCCACTATCTATAAGCGCTTAGAGTGATATTATATTCCTGGTATATATGGGTACCTAGCCCAAACGCCAAGCTCCCCCTAACTGTAAATGAGGATGGGGCTTCAGTCAGCCGTCTATGAGGCTCCAACCGATGGTAAAGCCATTGGAGTGAGTGAGTTAGCCCTTGGATGAGCCAATGGATGAGAATGTGAGTGTAAGTGACTCAGATTATGTGAGTGTGGTTGGAGCTGTGTCAAATTGTAGACAGAGAATGGATGGCGAATTGTCAAGATGGCGATGAAAATGCGTACGTGTCAAATTTGACGCACTCGCGTGTCAAACCGGACACGGTTTGTTTTCAACAACTTAGCCGGAGTCGTGTCAAGATTGACACAATTTAGCACGTTTGTTGCCATCAAAAAACGCTGAAAACAATGGATTTATGGCCTGGCGCTCTACGTGCACTTGCTTCATGTTCGCAAGTTTCGACCGCTGATTCTCAGGAATCGTAAAGCGATTTGACAATTTTGAGCAATTTCTCACAGCCAATAGCACTTCTAGCCAGGATGATGAAATTGACCACACGCCTCCAACCGTCAAGGTTGGAGTACTAAAGCCTCCGTCCACGGGGAGATGGTCACAATATCTTGTTAAGTGCAATGCTCACTGGGAGATACATCACTCTAGCCATGACTCCAAACTATCACAAATTGGATCAAGGTTGGAGAGGTGGAGTTGCTCTTTAGGCTCATCTCAACAAACTCGCAAGCGCTAAAGGCCAACATGCCGGGTTTGTTAGCAACATCATGGCTGGATTCTCACACTTCTCTCACACTTGAACCACATCAAACCGTTCCAACCGTTAACTTGGAGCAATGGTCAATTACGGGAAGATTAGAGGGATTCGGCAATGAGATGAGTCTTAAGAGCCATTCGACGTTGCCAGCAATGGCAAGGTGGCTCTAATCAGGGGACACTGGCAATCCACTCATAATAAACCAGTTTGGAGGGTTAGAGTTATGGCAAACAATAGCAATAGCGCAACCAAGTCAACCGTTACCGATGAGATGTTGATGAGCATCACTAGCTCATCCAGTCAAGAGTTTGCTGATCTGGCAATGCCGGATAAGCTGAGGTGGTTTCAGCTCGACAACCAGCGCTTGCAGGCACAGAAGGTGGCGCTGGAACGGAAGCAAAAGGGTTACGGGTTGACTGCAACCATCGCTGATGGAATGTTGACGGTGACACTGCCGGTCAATGATCCATTGGAAAAATCATCTACTGGCAAGACGTTGGCTGTTGCAACCACGCATGGGAACGTCAAAACGGCGCTCACGGTCAATGGCAAACAGGTTGTCATTGGGGTTAATGCTTATATTCCAGTGGATTAACTCCACTTGAGTTAATTCCATTGGAATGAGTAACATACGGTGACAAATTGGCTAACGTGCTGGTATAGACGTTAGCCCTTTTTACTGGCTCTCTCACCATGGGATGAGGGAACGGGTAAAGGGTTGGCAATGGGCTGACGGAAAGGAAACTTCAAATGGAATACCTTTTGTTACTTCTGGTAATCGGATTTATATGTGGCGGTTCCATTGCTCTATGGGCATCGCCGAACACCTTAACAGATGAACAGTACAGGGAAATACGTTCGAACATGCGGAGGACGAAATGACACTTTGCAACAGCTTCCAATCATCACCAGCTTGGTAATGGCTCACTCCGGCAAAATCGGTTTTAACGCGTCAGCTTGAGTCAAACGTGGTCAAGTGTCAACCAACGGTCGCAAATCGCACCACGGTCACGCCAGCAGTAGCAGCGAGCATTTAATCGCACGGTCAAACCACGATTTTCATTCAAATTTTCAACCTTGCCCACCATGGGCAATAGCTGATGGAGGTCAGCTACAGCATGAAACGAGATAGCTTTTGCCAGTGGAAAGCCAAAGTGAATGCCATTGTCATGGCTAAGGTGGGATTGGGAGTAGATGACCTTCCCGATTGGGATTTTGCCACAGCTTATGACGCTGGAGTATCACCTAGAGTAGCTGCTAACAGATGCATTGCTGCTGCAAACGAGTACTAAAGGCAATAGCCAATGGAGGTTGGCTCCCAATGAAACATTCAACACATCAACACTTACCAGTAGCATCTGGCAAGCTCATCCAAGAGCATAAGACCAAGTATCATGACACCTATGCCGTCAAGTTTACCCTTGAACTGATGGCATCAGGTGAGTATGAGAGAGCCCTTGAGTCAGCACAGCTAAGGCTATCCCAGCCATGTTGGATTACCTCCCAGGACATTGGCATGGCCTGACCCCCTGCTGACCTAAGGGTCACCTAAAGTATAGGGGCAAGCTCTTGGGAGGTGAGCAGCCATGCAAACGGCAAGGTAATGCCTTGTAACCTCTAACCCACCTGTCCACCCTATAAGACAATTTGGGTTGGAGGTTAGATAGCATTAACCCACCTGTTGTCAACCATTTACCCGTTATCCCACCTAACTTGGAGGTTAGCATGATTCCAGTCAAGGTACTCTGTATTGTTGGCTCTGTATCCCTCAAGGGTAACCCATTGGCCTATAAGGTGATAGATGAGGTACTGGACAGGCTCCAGCCCCTTAAGGTCATCTCTGGCATGGCTCCCGGCCTTGACTCCATGGCTGAAGAGAGAGCTAAGGCCAGAGGAATACCATTCCAAGGGTATCCACCCAAGGTTAAGCGTTGGCATGACGGATTCATGCCCCGTAACCTGATCATGGCCCAAGAGTGTACCTATCTGGTACGGGTGGTGGCTAGTAACTCCACTACCTATGGCTCTGGTTGGACAAGGGACAGGGCCAAAGAGATGGGTAAGCCAACCGAAGAGTTCGTTATCCCCACGGTAGTAGATGTGACTAATGTAAGTCATTAACTATAGGAGGTCAATTAGCATGAAGCAGCAAGGGGTTAGCATTGTCACCTGTCACCACTGTGGGCATGACCACTCCACTGGGGTATGCTTGGAGCTGGTCTATCTCCCCAACCAAGACCCCTATGATGGAAGGGACATCTGTGGGTGCCATAAGTGGGAGCCAGTCCTTACCCCATTCACTGGCATACCAGCTAAGGATGCTACCCCCAAGGCCAAGCATGAGGGGTGGCTGGTAGCTCTGGCATGGATATTGCTCATCGGGTTCCTTCTCTATGGGTTGAATGCTCGGGCCAATGCCAATGGCCGGGGGGAGCGGTTACCCCTTGAGTTCCACCGCCTCAGTCCCTCTACCCTTTCCATTACCTGTACCAATGGGGGTGACCCTACTGGGGTGACAGTAAAGGATGTGCTAGTTATTAGCTGTACTGAGTTCAAATCCAACCACTGAGGTCAATCAAATGTTCCTGTCCATCATTATGAGAGTCATCCTTGCCTTTGCCATCAACCAACCCCGTCTGCCTGTGGATGGTAGCCCAACAGGTGATCCCACCCAACCCACTGGGCCAGTGTGCCATATCAGTGACCCCTGTGGCCCACCCCCCTCAGGCTCCACCAACCCCTAACCCACCCCAAAGGAGGTAGTCATGCTTAAGATAGAGGCTAAAAGGTTTGGCCCACGTTGCTATCTCCTCCGCTTGGGTAGACAGGGGATGCTATTGAGTGAGGCTGAGGCCCTCCTGGCTATCAGGCTGCTGGAACAGTCCATTGCCCACCCTCAAGGAGATGAGCATGAGCCGGACAATTCGAGGTAGAGAGATCAACAATCCCATTATGCTGGCCCTTATCCACTTAACTGTTGAGGCTCAAGCTGTGGTAGCTGAGAGTGGGCCAGGGTTTGAAGAGGCTAATCCCTCTTTCATGCTTCATCTGAGAGCAGCCCAAGATATTGTCAACAATGCCTTAACTACTGGGGAGGGATTGCAATGAGCCAGACAAATAAGGGAGTCATGAGGGGTGGGCTCCATGGCTGTAGCCATTGCCTCCACCCCTTCCACCAAGGTCACCTCTGTATGGAGCCATACTTTGTTGGGGGTGGGGTGGCGAACTGTGATTGTACCGGCAAGCCCTACCGGGTTGGGCTATGGCTGAGGATCAGGTTGGCTATATCCAGATGGAGGTTTGGGGCATGACCCTATGGCAATTCATCGGTGAGCACCCCTGGTGGACACTTGTGTTTCTGGTAATCATCCTGAGCTTCCTTGACAGTATAGCGGGCAGGCTCCAGAGAGGTGGGAAAGCATGATCTGGACATTGTTGGAGTGGGTCATTTACCTATTCATTGGCTTGGGGGTGGTTATGATGACCATCTTTGGACTATGGGGCTTGGGTCTGGCCTTGTTCTCATGGTGTGTTAATGGAGGTCAGAGATCAAGTTGGAGAGGGGGAGGTCAGAGATGACTATCACGAAGGCCAAACTATCTTACACGGACGCTCTAGACGCAGATGAGCAAGTAACCGCCGAAGAACTCATTGCTGCCCGTATATTCGATACCACCAATGGTGCTCTGTCGGAGGAAATGTGTCAACAGCTTGGACGTGATTTGTTGTTGGATATACTGGCTCAATTTCGCTCTGATCTGGTGGTGCAACTTGTGGAACCAGTGACGTCAGTAGATGAGGGAGGAGGCCAAGGATGAGACAGACAACCGCTGACAGACTGAAGGCAGAGGCTACTAGAGCATTGCTTACCTGCCAATGCACCCATACCCAAACCGACCATCTCCACCAGATGAGGGATGGGTGGGTGGTGGGCCTATGGAAGCAATGCCTCACCCAGGGGTGCAGGTGTCAGGGGTTCCAGTCCATCCTCTCCGCCAGGGAGAAGACCCAGCTGGATGGTATCTGTGACCGGAAGGTGGAGGCCCAGACCCTGGCCTCAGTGTTGAGGAATCAGGTCATCCCCACCAATGTCACCATCCCGGTGCTCAAGTATGACAGTCAGAAAGCTGTCAGAGTTAAGAAGAGGGGCAAGGCTGATCCCAGGGTCAGGGTCCAGCCCCAGTCAGCCCCTAATGCTGGCATCAGTGGGATGTATCGGAATGGGGTAGCAACCAAGACAGCGAAGGGGAAATATTTATGGGAGGAATAGCCCATTCTCTCAGCAGTAGACGGGGGTGGGAATTCTGGGTATGGCAACCAGGACTCTACCAAGGGGGTGGGTCATGGTTCAGAGTAACCCCCTGGCCCACTGATCCAGCCAGCATCCTGGCCCTGATGGTTACCTTTAGAGGCAGAGCTAGGGCCATTGTTAACGTTGGAAAGAGGGAGGTAGAAGCATGAGAGGAGTCTGGATTTGTCTGATCCTACTTAGTTTGGGAGCAATAGCCCTGCCACCCATGATCTCCTGGAAGAGTACTCCAGCTGTGGTGGGGTTGGTCATGTCTGTAATGGGGTTGATGGATGCTATTGAGGAGGAGAAGGATGACCTTAGATGAAGCAGTAGTTGACCTGATTCGGGTGGCTAAGTCAAACCTGGAGGATTGTGTGCGGGAGGGGACGGACTTCCAGCATGTGGCCTTCCCCATCAACCTCACCCCTAACGAGCACGGCAAGTGTGGGATGAGCATTGTCCCCCTCTCGGGTGACCGGGATGAGCGGAGGCGTCAGATTGAGCTCATCCACCGTAACCTGGAGGTTAACCATTGTAATGCCCTAGTCATCATCAATGATGCCTTTGCCACTGCTGTACCCGAGGGTATGGCTCCTGAGGAGGCTATCAGGCAGAAAAACCTGGGCCTGCTGAAGCCCAAAGAGGGTCTCATTACCCTGGTGGTCGGGAAGGATGAGCCAGCCCGGACTATTGTCAATATGTACACCCGGCATGGCAATAAGATAGAGTGGGAGCCTCAGTTCGAGCCTGATGGGTTTGAGAGCTGGATGGTCCCCCCTCAATGGCTGGGGACTGTTGGCAAGGGGATGGCCTAAGCAACTGTAACAATCAATGAGTGATCAATGACTAATTGCAAGCTACCCTTTCCCAAGTGATTTCCTTCATCAGTAGCAGATGAAGGAGTCTGGCAAGAGAGGGTAGCTTGGAGGTAGTGATGACAGCCATTATTGGGAGCCTGAGCCGGAGCCTGAGCCGGAGCCTGAGCCTGAGCCAGAGCTGGAGCCTGAGCTGGAGCCGGAGCGGGAGCCGGCGCTGGAGCCGGAGCTGGAGCCGGAGCGGGAGCCTGAGCCGGAGCTGGAGCCTGAGCTATTCAACAAGTTCAAAAACCAAATAGGAGGTAACACCCATGAGTAAGCCAGAAACCATCAAGATTGACGACCAGGAGTATGTTCGGAAGGACTCCATACCCACCATTACCTACACCCCACGGAAGGAAGGCCCTTGGGAGATCGGCAAAGCCTACTTCATCCGCACCGTTACCATGTTCATTCATGGAACGCTGGTGGATGTTACCCCCCAGGAGCTGGTATTTATCAAGGCTGCCTGGATTGCTGACACAGGCCGCTTCGGTGACTTCATCACGGGTAAGAAGGAACCTAATGAGGTAGAGCCCTTCCCCCAGGATCAGCCAGTCATTGTTGGCCGTGCGGCCCTGATTGATGCTGTTCAGAGAGATGGACATTTTAAGGTGCAGAAATGACTCCCATCCTTGGGAGCCAGAGCTGGAGCCGGAGCTGGAGCCGGAGCCGGAGCCGGAGCCTGAGCTGGAGCCTGAGCCGGAGCTGGAGCTGGAGCCTGAGCCGGAGCCTGAGCCAGAGCCTGAGCTGGAGCTGGAGCCAGAGCTGGAGCCGGAGCTGGAGCCGCAAGTAATCAACTACAACAGTGCAATGGAGGTGAGGGAGATGGGAATATTTAGCAAGAAACCAAAGCTATCCAAAGCTGGGCCAGATACTGGCCCGGATGGTAAGTCTGTAGTGAAACTGAGGGAAGCCCATAAGGGGGAGCTTGACCTGAAGGAGGGGGAGATCAGGGTCACCGATAAGGGCTTGATTGGCAAACTCCCCGAGGGCCTTGACCCCAATAACCATGAGCAGGTGAAGGAGTTTGTAGCCAAGACACTGGCTGAGGCTGGCATTCTTCCCCAAGGGGCCACCGTTAGCTCCATGGAGGTTGTTCCCATTCCTTCAGGTGGCTCGGCTGAGGACTTCCTCAACAAGCTCCTTCAGGATAGGAGTGGGAAAGAGGATGAACCCGCCCAGCTGAAGAAGGCTGTCAGCTGCTTCAAGGCCATGGAGGGCCGGTCACCTGATCCCCTGCCGGTCCCCGAGGACTCAGCCAAGGCTGCCTTCATCACTGCCCTCAACCGCCTGCATAAGCTGACCCATGAGCTGGCCCCCCTGACAGCCGATGTCTACACCTCGATTGACTGCCTGAGGATGAGCCTGGACTCAACCAACCCTGATGCCAAGGCTCGGGGGAGGTTTGAGGCATTCGAGCAAGCCACCATTGAGCTGACCAAGTCGATGGGCAGTTTTGGCTCTGAGGTTTGTGAGCTCACGATGAAGGTGGGGAGGAGAGGGATACCGGCCCCAGATGGCCCCAACCTGTCTGTCAACTGATCCCTATGCCCATACTCAAGTTCATACTACCTCTCCTGTTTATGTCAGGAGCAATCCTAGGTGGCTATCTGGGGTTGGAGGGACTCTGGCAGCAGCGCCCCATCAAGTTTGGGTTAGCCATGACCTTTGCCGGAGTTTGTATGATCTTGACCATGTGGGCGATGGTAATGGCATTAAAATAGACTGACGGCTTTTGGGGTGGGCTTCTCGGTATAGCACCAGCAGGACGCTGACTGGCCCGGTGGGTTCGACTCCCACCCACTCCATCAACTAGTTATCAACCTAGCACGATTGGGTTGAACCCGTAGGCCCACTCTATACCGACCTCCAATAGGGTGGGCCTTTACTGGCCCCTGGCTAATCAATGGAGGTTTGAACAAGTTTAGATGAATGTGACTAGGAGGTCACCCGATGAATACTGAAGCAGAGGACAAACTGGTTAAGCTGGGGTTGGTGGAGTTGATGGAGTCCCTCAGCCCCACCCCTACCCTAATGGCACAAGCCATTGAAACCATCAGTGACGACAACCATGATGCCAGTGACACAGCCATGGTCCGAGCCATTGCCCGGATCATCAACACCCAGACTGGCCTGGGCCCCCCGGCTGGCCCCATCTGGGACTGGGTGGAGGGTTCCTTTGGCGTTGGGGTAGCTAATGCTGTTGGCTTTGCCACCATGATCAGCAAGTTGGAGGAGAGTGACCCGGAGGGCTTGAAGCGGCTCACCGATAAGCTCACGGAGGCAGCCTTCAGCCAAGCCCCAGCCGAACTGAAGGAGACGATGAAGGAGGGCATTCAGATACTTGGCCCCACCAAGGCCATCCTCCTGCTCTGGGGCCTCTTCAATGAGGGGCTCAAGCAGGGCTACTTCATGGGCTGGAGATCACATGAGCTGGCCCTTCTCTCAGCTATTACACCCAAGGAGGAGTAGTCATGGGGGAGAGCCATTATCATAACTGTCCCACCTGCAAAGTCGAGCCGGTGGAGTGTTTCCTGCCGATTGGGTGTGGGGATTGTGGGAGTTCCATATGTCCCAGCTGCTTGACCCCCAGGAAACCAGCTGTAAGGAGCTATTACATCTGTGAGAGTGGCTGGATATGTGAATGTGGTAAAACCTATGGCATACGAGCTGGCAAGCATGTCGAGAGCTGTGAGGACTGTGGAAGGCTCAAGCCTGCTGAACCTGCCCCACCCGTAAAGGATAACCCAGCTGAGGTTGATGACTCGGAGGGGGAGGAGCCAGAGGAATGCCCCAACTGCGACCAGAAGATTACCTCCGACAACCCCCGCAGGGAGTTTGCTGGGGATGCCCGTTGCTCCAGCTGTTATCCCACCTGCTCCAGCTGCGGTGAGGACCTGGAGGATGATGGCGACAAGTGGGACAGGTGTAATAGCTGTGAGGATTATGTCTGCAAAAAGTGCCGCTGGTGGTGTGCTTGTTGTGAGATCTACCTTTGTAAAGGCTGTGCCCACAATGGAGGTCATGGCATCAGCCAGGAGTTCTAACCCTATGTGGCAACCTAAACCAACAATCTATCCTAAGTGGAGAGATGTACCTTCAGCTTGGGACTTGAGAGGAGAATCAATGTCCGACACTGAAACGTTTGCCGATGGCCCCCGCCTGACTGGGTCAGCGGTGAGTAATGAACCCATTGTCCCCAAACGCAAGGGGCCAGCCAAACCCGCCAAACCTACTGAAGGAATCAAGCGCCAGCGGAGGGGCAACTCCAGAGCTCAGCTGGCCCTGGTGACCGTCCAAGTCCACCTTAATGGCCTCTATAGCCAGATGAACCTGTTGAAGGCGGCCATGGATGACCTTACGGAGGCCCTCAAATAGTCAACCCACCCGCAATAAGGGTGGATAACCATCAACCAACCCTATCCCTCTTGACCAGAGGGAAAGGTAACATCCCAGCACATTTGGCTGGGAAGGAGGTCATTAGCAATGGGTATCAACACTGCAACAAAGTCAACAGGGAATAGCATCGCCGACCTGAAGGCAGCCGACAAAGTGGTTGTAGCCAAGGTCGAGCGCTATGGCACCAACCTGGTTGTCCCCGAGGGGATGAAACTCTCCGACGCCGCCCAGGTCATCAAACGGGCCATGGAGGCGGATGAGATGGTGGTTGGCCTCAATGAGGACTTCAACTGTTTCGTACTGGAGGGAGCTTATGCCCTCAAGCTGGCCCTGGAGGAGCTCTATGGATGGGTGGACATCCAGCCCACCCCCGGCTTCTTTGGTGACAACCCCCCGCAACTGGTCGGTGTTCAGATCAATGAAGCTGGAGATACGGTCCAGGTCCCCTGGGGCCGCTTCCTCTGCCCGGTCATCCCCAAGGCAGATGGCTTCCTCCAGTCGGGGGTGGACAAAGGCCCCAAGGAGATTGGCCTGCGCCGGTTCCGCCTGATGGGGGAGATCAAGCAGAAATACAAGGAGGAGTTCCAGAAGCTCTGTGCCTGTGTCCGCAAACACCTGAAGTCCAGCTCCATCTACAAGGGCAAGGCCATTTCCATCAAGTTCATTGATCCCAACACCAACTTGCCCTATCCCATGCCCACCCCCAAGTTCATTCGCTTGGACAGTGTGAGCAAGGCCAACCTGATCTTCCCCGAAGACGTTGAGGCAGCCGTCCGCACCAACCTCTTTACCCCCATTGAGCACACCGCTCAGGTGAGGGCAGCTGGGATTCCCCTGAAGAGGGGCATCCTGCTGGCAGGCAACTTTGGCACCGGCAAGACCCTGGCTGCCTATGTGGCTGCCAAGCTGGCCGTGGACCATGGTCATACCTTCATCTACGCCGAATCCATCGAGGAGTTCAACCAGGTGATGGAGTTTGCCCGCCTCTATGCCGAAGCTGGCAAAATCAGCATTGTCTTCTGTGAGGACATTGACAAACTCCTCAAGGGGGAGCGCTCCATCTCCATGGACCAGGTGCTCAACATCCTGGATGGGGTGGATGGCAAGCGCCATGAGGTCATGAGCGTATTCACCACCAATGACGTGGAGCAGGTGCACCAGGCAGCCGTACGGCCTGGAAGGATTGACGCCATCATCCACGTCCAACGCCCTGATGCCGAAGCCGCCATCAGGCTCATCAGGCTCTATGCCGGGGACAAGCTCCCACCCACCGAGGACCTGACCAGGGTGGGGGAGGAGCTGGCTGGCAACATCCCCGCCGTCATCCGGGAGTGCGTAGAGAGAAGCAAGCTCTATGCCATCGGGTTGGGTGAATTCGAGCACCTGACCACCGCAGCCATGCTGGCTTCAGCCAAGACCATGAAGATGCAGCTGGACCTGTTGGAGGAGAAGAGGGAGATCACCCCCAGTGAGATGGCTGTCTTCGGCCAGCACATGGGCTCTGAGATTGCTCAGGCCATCCGGTTTGCTATGCAAGGGTATGAGTTCTCGATTAATAACAAATCCGATGATGCCCCGGTGATCGAATCAGTGGTCTCCAACCTCACTGAAGCCTCCGTCAGAGGGAACCACGCTGGCAAAGAGCGCCAGCGTTAACCCCTTGGGCCGGGTCTTTGGGTAAAGGCTCCGGTCCACCAACTTTCCACCCGTTCATCCGGTTGGAATGGGGGATTGGCCCTCTTGACTATGGAAGTGAGCCGGTGAAAACTGGCTCATTTGTGGCGTAAGCCACAGAGAGGGCCTCTTCCCCTATCTGCTCCATCCCCCAAAAAGGATAGAGTGGATAGGGGAGGCCATTGAACCATGTGGATAACATTCATTGTTGGGGTGGTGGTGGGGATGGTTGTATTAACTGGAATAGCCCTCCTCTACCCATCCCATAAGCATACCCTTAAGCCAACCGCCATCTGCTATATGACTCAGAAGACCCGCTCCCTTGAGACTGGGAAGGCCACCTGTGAGAACGATGTCACCCAACTCCTCAGTGTCTGCCAGAGCTGTGGAGAAGCTGTCAGCAAAACCTACAATGGGAGCTGGAAGTTAGCTGACTTTACCTTGGCATCGGCCAAGGGGGATGTGGAACTGGCTGACCTCCGGCGGATGGCCCAACTCCCAGAGAAGGAGAACTAAAGAATGGCTGACAACAAAACCAAACTCGCCATTGCCAAGGAGATGTCCGAGGTGCTCTACCGTTATGTGAGTACTGGAGTCATCACCCCCGAGGAGTCCGTGGGCATACTGGATGCTGTTCTATGGGCTACTAAGGGCACCAATTCTGCCTTTACTGAGGAAGGCAAGGGCAAATTCGTGACGGAGGGGGTCAAGCCTGATCCCACGGATTGGAGCTGACCCCCTTATGATTGAGCATAATGAGCTGGTCTCCTGGCTGGCCCAGCGTAACAGCTACTTGACCGAGTTCGAAGGAAATGAAGCAGCAGCCAAGGACATCAAGCTGGCTTGTTCAACCCCTTTGTGGGAGGCTGACCTGACATACCTGAGAACATTGATGGATCGTTGTATGAAAGAGCATAGTCATGAGCCTAACAAGCAGGAGGACTGAAGCATGAGCACTAAATATCACCCAAAGTACCGCCATGCCCTGGACCGGAAGGGCTTCCCCATCCGGGTCAAAATAGCCATGATGGATTGCCCCGCCTGCAAGCCCCGGTGTGGCTATTGCCGTTGGCCCTTTACCCTCTCGACAGCCCTGGGCCAGCTGGAGGAGCTGATCTTTTGCTCAGAGGGGTGTGCCAAGGCTGGCCTGATGTTTGATCCCCCACCAACTACCCATCAACCAAGGAGGGCAGAATGACTGAGAAGATGAGTGAGTTGACGGCGGAAGAGTTGGTACAACAATTAATTGCACGAGAAATGGCAGGAGACCGGCCATGTGCTAATAGGTTACACACAGAGCTTCTCCGTCGCCTGTCCGCAGCTCCACAGCCAAGCGAAGGGCTGGAGCAGGTTGCGCGGGAGATTATGAAGGAGATACATTGGCGCAATTGTAATGAACTGGACAATATGGGCTACGAAGATTATCTCGCCATCCTGGCCTATCACTTCTCAGGCGGGAAGGATGCGCTAGATGGGAAGATTATCTGCACAAATTGTCATCGCCAATTAAACCAGCACTATACCATGAGCAATTTTTGTGATGGCGAATCAGGCCCAACATTTAAAGCAGCGGCGCTCTCAGGCGGGAAGGAGGTTGGATATGGACGATAAACCCAAGGTAGGTGAGGAGCGGGAGCGGGTGGTTGAGGCGGCGTGGGATAAATGGAGATTAACGGTTTACGATACATCATCTCCAGAATACTGGGCTGCAATTAAGCGTTTTAGTATTGACTTCGCTCTGGCCCACAGCGCGGAGCTTCAGCGGCGGTTGGATGAGGTCAAGCGGCAATACACAGAATCAGAAGAGATTCTTCAAAAGTTCACTACTATATGTAAGTTCCACATGACGCGAGCCGAAGCCTCCGAGGCCAAAGTGGAGCGGTACAGGCTGGCGCTGGAGCGAATTGGATCAATAGCCCGAAAATGGGATGGAGTTGAGCTACCACTGGCAAGAGAAATGGCTAACGAGGCAGAGCAAGCCCTGAGCGGGGAGCCACCGTCCCCAGATAGCGAATCCACCACAACCAATGAAGGTAAAGGAGAAACCACCAATGAATAGCACCATTACTACTAACTCCCCTAAGAAGGGGGTCAATCGCCTGGGGGCCATGCGCCAGGTCCCCTGTCCTACCTGCCACGCTGCCATCGGGGAATACTGTAAGAGTGTGGGTCTGAAGGGGAAGGTTGGAGGCGTCAGGATGGGCACCAGCTGCCATATGCTGAGGATTGAGGCGGCTGGATTTACCCCCCGCCACAAACTCCCCACCCATTCGGGAGCCAAGCCCAAGTCCAAGGCCAAAGGATTGAGTTCAGCCAAAAAGGCCAGGCAGACCCGTGCCCCCAAGCGGAAGCTGTTGAGCACTCCCCCTGTGCTGGAGCCAACCCAATCGGTTGAGCTCGGCCTGGGTGACCTGTTGGAAGATATCCTCAAGGAGTTCAGGGACAACCCCAAACTCACCAAAGTAGCCAAGGCCGACGACCGCTGGGATATCACCGTCTACAGGAGTGATGTCTTGGGCAACAAGTTTGAGATCAGCATTAGCCGGGAAGGGGTAGGAGGCTCCACTTGCCATGGTTCATTACTGGGCTATTGAGTGGGCTGTTGGCTGGAGTCCTGGGGACGCTAGGGTGGCATCGTCACCGGGTCCGGCTGACCGCCATTGAGATAACCAACCTGGAGTATGAAATCAACTACCTCCGAGACTTCAACAGCTATTGCCTCAGCCATGCGGCTGGGGTCCTGTTGACGTGGGAGGACTATAAGGAATCACATGGAATTGGCTGAGCCAACCACTAAACCATCTCGCAAACGGTGCTACTACGGCCATCACAAACCCGACCAGCCCCATCGGGGGATGGTTCAGGTGACTCCTTCGGGTCACTCGGATGCTAGTGCCGTTGATGTATGCAAGCTCCATTTGGGGGAGTATCTCAGTGGTGGCTGGAAGATAGTCAAGCCCATACCCAAACCCAAACCCTCAACCAAACCAGTAGCCAAAGCTGCCAAGCAATGCCCCAGCAAGAGCTGCAAGCTGAAGGACAGGCCACAAGCTGGTTGGCGTACCCATTGCCGGAGCTGTGATACCCGGCTCAAACAAGTAACCATAACCATAGGAGGAGTCAAGACAATGCAATGGTGGGATATTCTCAAGCAACTCTCTCAAGCCAGTGGGCGCTTAATGTTGGTGGGCCCCCCCGGTACCGGCAAATCACAAACAGCCTTCCTTCTGTTGTCGGAAGCTGCGGCTTCGGCGCAGCCCCAGCGCCTGACCATGACTGAGGGGACCGCTGTTGAGGACTTGCTTGGCATGTTCCACCTGGTCAAGGGGGAGACCGTATGGAAGGATGGCCCCGCCGCCCGTGCTATGCGAGCTGGCACAGCCCTCATCTTGGATGAGATCGACAAATACTCCCCTGAGGTGGGCTCCCTGCTCTATGCCCTCCTGGACGATGACCCCCAGGTGACCCTCCCCTCGGGTGAACACTTGAAGGCCAAGCCCGGCTACAAGGTCATTGCCACCTCCAACGCCAACGTCAGTAGCCTACCTGAAGCCATCCTGGACCGGATGGAGGCCGTGATCATTGCCGCCACCCCCCATCCCGACGCCATGGGCCACCTCCACCAGTCCGAGCGCTCCGTTGTCATCAGCCACTACAGCAAGAACGTAGACAACAAGGCTTGGCAGTGGACTGGAGCTGCCACCCTCAGGCGTATGCGGGCCTTCCACAAGTTCCGCTCTCAACTGGAGAAGGTGGATGAGATCGTAGTGGCTGAAGCCACCTTCGGCAAGAATGGCAAAGAAATCCTGTCCGTCCTGGCCACAGCCTCACGGTCAGGGAAGGAGGGGCTTTGACCGCTCCAAAGGAGCCACTGAGTCATCCCCTGCCACTAAAGGGGTAAGCCCCGAGGAGCTGGAAAAGTTGAAGGCTGGGGCTACCTATAATAGTGGTAAGTGCCCCTACTCAACCTCAGATGGTCATGCCGAGATCGTTGGCTTTGGCCACTATGACGGGATGAAGTTCAACATCTGTGCCACCCACTGGCCCTTCTACAAAGACTCCAAAAATAGCAGTGGAAAATACCTGTACAGGTGTGAACTCTACCCCCCACTCATTGATTCAGCCCCTGAGCCATCCATTGAGAGAGAGAGAGAGGTAACTATATGAGCCGAGACAAGCCCCTAGTTGAAGCCCTGAGCCTGTTCCCCATCCGGGTCAAGCCCATCAAGGTCAGGGCCCGAGCCATCACTTCAGGTTGGAGGGAGGCAGGGGTCAACAAATATGACCCAGCCACCAAGGAAGCCACCCTCCCCATTGGCGACAACGCCTATGAACGTACCATCCGATTGCATGAGGCCCTCCATGCTATCTATAGCCCCAAGATTGGAGTAGCCAACACCATCGTCCACCAAACCACCGAAGACCTCAGGCTACACCTTAACAAGGCTAAGTTGGAGGGCCAGCCCAGACGAGATGAGATTGTGTCGGCAGTTACCGACCTGAGGTCTATCAGCCAGCTGACCCCCAAGGGCTGGAAGATGACCGAAGCTGATGACTTGCTGGGGGTATTCCTGAGGTCAGTAGCTATCCTCCAGGGTCACTCGGGCTGGACCCCTTCCAGCAAGGCCAGCCGCTACTCCAAACTGATCAAACGGGCCTACTCCAGGTTGGAGTGCAGGAACAAAGCTAAGTTGGGCCAGTCATTGAAAAGGGCCTTTACCCACATCAAGGAGGAGGATGGCATTGACCAGGCGGTCAAGGTGCTCAGTGGGCACTTTCTGGAACCTGACCAACCCCCTAATGGGGGGAAGAGTGGTGAAGGCTCAGGGGTAGCCAACCCCCTCATTGGTCTGGTCAAGACGGATGGAGACTGGCAAATGATGGGTTGGGGGGATGGAGAGTTTGCCGACATCAAGCTCCCCCAGGATTGTACCGGGGCCCTACCCAAAGATACCAACAAACGATTGGTTAGGCTCCATCGGGATAAGCTCATCCCCACCGTCAGGGTCCACCGGCTGGCTCTGACCCACCCAAAAAAGAGCGAGGAAGGGCCCAAAACCATCTCGGCCTACTCTGGCTCCAAGATCAGGGCCAAGCGGCTGGCGGCAGCCCTGACCAGTCCAGTCCCCATCCGCCTGTTCAAACGCCGCCGGATCAACACTCGGGGTGGGGCTGGGGGCACCATTCTGATTGACTCCAGTGGAAGTATGGGCATCAGGGATAGCCAACTCGATGAGCTAATGGAATTATGCCCCATGGGTTCGATTGCCTATTACCATTCAATCGACGATGGCGCTGATGAATATACCGCCAAAAAGGGGGGTGACCTGATAGTAGTGGCTGAGCGGGGCAAGCAGGCTGACTTGGCCAATATCAAGTGTGGCACCAAGGGGAGGCCAGAGCGGGGTAGTGGCAACCTGATCGACCTCCAAGCCATGCAATGGATGATGACCCACCCCAAGCCATGGTGGTTTTTGACCGATGGCAGCTTCACCGGGGCCTGCAATAAGCTGGCCCAAGAGCTATTACATAGCCTCATGGCCAAAGGGTTGATCAAGCAAGTCCATTCCATCGGGGAGATGAAGGAAATCCTCAAGGCTATTGAGAGTGGCAACCCCCTTCCTGACTCTGAGGATGACTCAGACTCTGACTATGAGGATTAACCAATTATTAACCAATTTGACAATAGGAGGCTAGATGGCAACCAAACATCGAGTAATCAAACTAGGAGACCTGAAATACTCGTTCTTCGTCCGCCGGGGGCTCAACCAGGATCATGTCCTCATGCTGGCTGAGCTGTATGAGGCTGCTCTCACCGAGGCCAAAGGGGATTCAGTGGCGGCCAGCCGGGCCGTCCAGGCCATCCAAGTTACCGATGATGGTGTGCTGGTGGATGGCCGTCACCGGAAAGAGGCCATGGAGCTGGCCCAACTCACCGAAGCCAGGGTTGAGGTCCTCCCCCCAATGACCACCTCCGAGCTGGTGGTCATGGCCACCAAGGCCAACTATGGAGGGGCCCTCCCACCCAGCCGGGAGGACATCATCTTCACCGTGGAGCAGCTCCTCACCAAACATGGCATGACCCAGGCCCAGGTGGAGTCAAGCCTGAGTATGTTGCCCAAGACAGTGGTCCGTAAATATATCAACATGGCCAACAAGCGGATCAACGAGCTCCGGCTCAAGCTGGCCATTACCGACATCACCAATGGCATCCCCATAGCCACTGCTGCCCGCAATCATGGCCTCAAGGTGGAGGCTGTCCAGCTCCAGCTCGAAGGTAAGAAGCCCAAGTCCAAAGCTGGAGCCGCCATCATCAGCGCCAACCTCACCAGTTTGGCCAAGGGCTTTAGCAGCGCCTCCAGCAGGGCCATCAACCGGGCCCTTGACGAGTATCGGGATGGGGAGCTTCCCGAGGAGGCAGTGCAGGGGGCCATCAACCACTTCGGCCACCTCCTCCGGCGTATGTTCCTGAGGGCCGAGGACTGGAACAACCGGCTGAAGGCAGCCAAGCTGGGTGAGTCACTGCCCAAAGGGGATGGAGATACTGATAACATATTTGACCCAACCTCCAAGGTTGAGCGGTTGCGGGGAGCCTAGGCATGACTGATACCAAACGTGAAATAACCACTGATGAGCTAACCAGCCTCCAACATGAAGCCTTCGTCCTTGGCCAAGCCACTGGGATGTTGCTCAAGTATGGCTACAAGGAGCTGGCCACCCAGGTTTACACCGCATCCTATGCCATCATCAATGACACCAAGCTAAGGGTTGAGGAGGGAACTGATGTCGGCCAATAAGCGAACCAGTGGCCACCTGCGGAAGAGATGGCGGGTAACCTTCAAACTCCCCATCCTCATCCACCAGCACAG